TGATTGATCTAATTTCTCAGCTAAATATTTAGAGTATTCGATATTTCTATCAACGTTCTCAGCAACGTACTCAGTATAGCTAATTGACTTATCTACATTCTCTGCAAGATATTTGGAGTAAGAAATGTTCTTATCTACGTTCTCTGAAAGATATTTGGAGTAAGAAATGCTCTCATCCAAGTTCTCAGCCAAATATTTGCTATAGCTAATGCTTTGATCTAAATTCTCAGCAAGATATTCTCCGTATTTGATTGCGTTGTCTAAATTTTCAGCAAGATATTCCGAGTATTTCTCTAATTTAGCTACTCTATTCTCAAGTTGACTAACTAAAGATTTAGAATCATCAGTATTAGATTCATCAATAGAACTTCTTTGTTGTCTAATAGTTGTTAGCTCATTCTTCATCGAATCCATTTCCTTCTTAAGAAAGATGGAATATTGGTTCAATTCATCGGCGGTAACAAATTCATTATTCTCCATAAGGGATGCTTTATTTTTGTCTGTTTTCACGAGTTTATTAAATTCTTCGTTGTTTTCAACTCTATATATCTTCACTGGTGATTCATTTTCCATACCTAATGATTCATTTAAGCAAGTTAAGCTATTTAGAATAGTGTTATTTCTTTTTTCGAAGAATTCTTCGTAGGTGAAACCAGCACTCTCGTATACTCTTTCTAATTGTGCATCTTGAAAACCAGGATCCGCAACCAAATCGTATGTGAAGATTTTCTTGATTTGTACTTTCCTATCTCCACCAACCGATCCAGCGGCTCTAGAAGATATAGATAAAGGAACTCCAGCATCAACTAAGTTTTTAGCTATTTTACCTGCTGGTGTATCTAATAATCTAACTTTAATCTTAAGTTGTCTATTTCCTTTATCATAATCTAAATTTTCTATGATGTGGGAAATATTCTTAAGAGAAACGTCAAATTTTTCGGGGTGGTCCAATTCGCCAACTAGTCTTCTCTGTTTTATCTTATCTTTAAGATAATCTAAATGAGGAAGGTATTCTTTCTCCTCGTAGATTCTATTGTTGTTGTTTTCTTTTCCGAAAACTGCAGCAATACCCTCTAATACATAATCACTTGATCCCTCTTTCTTAGATTCAAGAAAAAGTTCTTGTCTTTCGAGTATGAAAACCAATTCTTCGTTCAGTCTTTGAGTTGTTGACATTTTCTTTTTTTCTTTTTGTGTCATTTATATATCAATAATCATTCAGATAATTTTTAATATTTCCTGATTATTCATATTTTATTCTCGTTTCAACATCCTCTGCAAATTTCTTTGCTAGTTCGAATGGTTCACCGTCGGTAACTCTATATTTTCTAATTTTATCACCAAATGGAGCAAATCTGTTTTTTAGTTTTACCTCGGTCACATCACCTTTAGCATCCATCATAGATTTAGCAAAGGTTATTGCTTTCCAATCTGATATGCCTAAGATTTCTTTCTGTTTAGCATTTAGGAATTCGTCCATGATATTGATTCCACCCTCAACGCTCTTGTCCCTGATTACTGTAGAGTTTCTCTTGTCCTTAATCTCAACATCCTTCGGATCAACCTTCAAGAAATAATCATCTTCCTGTTTTTCAACATCAGGTTGTTGATCCCTTTTTACGTCCTCTTCCTCCTTATCTTTCTCCTTATCTTTGTTCTTATCGGATACTACAGGCTTATCCTCTTTTCTCTTGTAAGCATAAACTCCTCTTCTAGGATCTTCTAAATCCTCACCGGTAGTGTTAACATCGACTCCGATGGATTCATTAGCTTTCGCATCAAAAGATTCTTCAGTAAGTACGAACTGTGTAAATACTCCGGCTTTATATTTCCTAAGCTCTGGATTAGCATATTCCCGATCGGTCACTTTATAGATTGCTACTTTAGCTGGACCAACCTTGTCTTCTACTCCAAGATCTGCGGTGTTTGCTTGGGTACCTTGAGAATCAGGATCTTCAGATCCCTCATCAGGATTTCCACTCTGACCCTTATCCTCAAAGATTACAGATTTAATCCGATCGATAGAAGAATTAAAATCGGAGAAGCTAGTTAATACTCCAGATGATTCCGCTAGAAAATCCAGTGCTTTCCCATCAAAATTTTCGGATCCTTCGGTTACCTCCTCTTCCCCCCTTTTCTTGGTCTGTGAAAAAACATTTTCACCACCTTCTATCGGATAAAATATTTTTTCTATGTCACTATCAGATGTTGTAGCTAATTCCTCACTGGTTAATAATCTACCTGCTACGTTAATAATATTATCCTCTGAATCAGTGTAGTAGAACTGATATGTTGCAGGGGCACTCTCGTCCGCTATTATCAACTGGTCTGAAGCATTATTATATTCTGATGTAAACTCGCTCCAATCGCACATCCCCTGGAAATTGAATAAAGCTGCAATCTTATCAATTCCATCAACAAAAGACATTTTAAAATCAAGATCTTCATTATCAAAAGTCCTCTGAACATATTTACCAATCTTTCCTAAGACATTTTTTTCGTCTTCCGGTTGTTCGTTAACCTTATCACTATTATCAAGAGCAACTAGGATCAGATCGTGAGATGCTAGCTGTTTCTGTACCTCTTTAGAGTTAACCTGAGTTAATAGAAATATCGAATAATTATCCTTTGTACCTACCTTTACAAGTTCACAGGTAGTTCTAGTCTCGTTATTAAAGAAGAAGCTAGTTGCACCCCCTCCCCATCCTCCTGCAGGTTGAGACCAACATATAGTAATGGGAACTCCGACCGGTATAGATGCAGGATTCATTGAATTGTGAGCAAAACTATCAACTTCACCATATCTAGGTGCTTGGTTTGAACTGAGCCAATTCCACGTAGATCCTACAGCATCTATTACCATAAGAACTTCACCAACAAATGGTATAGCCTTACCTCCAAGTTTGGAAAATCCTCTGGTAAATCCTTTACCGAAAGCTTTAATTGCACCGCCAACTCCCTGTTTACCTAACATGTAGGAAGCTTTAGCACCTCTAAATCCCCTTGCTGCACCTTGAGCTGCTATTCTCGTATTTTTAAGAACCGCCATTTCTTTGGCTGTCCCCCATATGCTCTTAATTTTACCTACAGTAAACTTTCCAGCTTTACTCCAAATTCCAGGTTTAGCTGCATTAGCAGCAGCTTGTGCAGCTGCACTAGGAGAAAATCCTCTAATAGTTTTTAGTAAAGCTTGTGTCCCTAAAGCACCTCCAGCTATTTTAAGAGCTCCGAATATCATAACTCCTGCACCGGCTGTAGTTGCTAAGATAGTAGCATCTTGAACTATCTTACCAACAACATTTTCTGGAGAATCGTCTTCCGAGATAGGACCTCCAGGTACCATCTCGGTAACACTTAATAGAGTAAATTTAGATTCTGTTGCAGTATCTGTGAACCCCTTCATTCTAAATGCTTTTAGAGTCTCCAAAACATTTTCTTTACTCTCTGGATCTTCTAAAACTAAGAATACCGCTTTATCATCTCCGGTAGCTATCTGATCCGCAGTAGTAGATTCCTGTATCTTACCTTCGTTTTTTAATGTGTTATATGCAAAATGGAATTTTACAGCTTCTTTTACTGTAGCTTGATCATCAACTCCAGGTTCATCATTTTCTAAAATGGTATCGCTCTCTGAAATCATCTTCTGAAAATCATCAAAAGAAATGACCTTAGAATCGTTAATTAAATCCTCCTCTGACTCAGCTTTATCCATACACTCTCTCAGATACTCTGTTAAGCTTCCAGTATATTTGGATAGATCTTCGGAATCAGCAACCCATTCTCTTGGATTTGCTTTTAACCAATTTCTAAAGTCCTTAGAATATGCCCACCACTGGAAATCCTCAAAAGAAGCAGATTCAGCATTTTCCATTGTCATTGGAATACTAATAAGTGGGAAATCGTTCCCTAGCTTATATTCAGTATTTTTAGGTAAAATAATTATCATAATTGAATTATTCTGTGTAAATTTTGTCGTAGGATTTAGAAATGATGTCTATTAACTGCTTTATATATCCCTCATTTCTTAGCTTTTTAAAGACAAGATTACCCACTGACATCTCTCCTCCCTTGGATAGGGATTCTCTTCTCATCTTAAATATTTTCTGCTTTATCTTTTCGCATCTCTTATGAAGTTGTCTTGCGTTGCTCGGCATATTACCAGAAACCATCAATCTAGTGTGCATGTTTTCTATATCAGAGACTATTGCCTCATACTTTCTATTAACCTGCTGATCGTCTATTTCTGGTAAATCGTACACTGGCTTCTTAATCCACTCGTTATTCATTAATGAAAAAACAGCAGATGCAGTATGCTCCTCCGATTCATCCTGAAGATAAAGTTCAGTATCGTAGTTTCTAATTTTTATGTCGTGTCTGAGGTTCCAAACGAATCTTACCCCATCTATTGCAGATTTTAATATCTTTGGATTTTCGTCGTCTATTCCGTCTAGGTTAACTAGAACGTGGACGTCAAGATCTGAATACTTAGTGTAATTAAAGTTTGCTAGAGATCCGGTGAGTATGATATCCTTTATCTCACGATCTCCCAGGATATCCTCATATTTAGAGTAAAAGTCTTTAGCTATTCTAACTAGCTTTCTTCTAACTCTCTGATCAAAATTCCATTTTACATTACCGGAACGATCCTTTTTCTCCTCCCAGAATACAGGATTAAGAGATTCGTGATAATAAGGGGTATCTGCCTCATTAACACCAAAATTAAACGATATGAAGTCTAAAACTTTAGCCACAAAAAAAGCTTTTCTCTATATATCGAAGAAAAGCTTTTTATAATTGCTTATTTTTGGGATTTTCTAAAAACAGGATTTTTTCACGATCTCCATGACAGTTCTTACGTCATTCTCGCAATATTCTTTTATTTTATCGTAATTCCTGTCTTGCCAAAAGACTTTAGTGACCTGGGAACCGTCCATTGATCCCTTAGGGGACTCAACACCAAACATGCAAGAAACAAGATCTAGACTTAGGTATTTTTGTTGAACCCAGCTTCCAAAAGAAAAAACCTCGGATGTATCAATGTAAGGTATTTCCCATGGTTTCTTATCCCATATCTGGATATTTCCCGAAGGATTAATTGATTGATATAGCATTCTTTTTCCTAGACAAGGAACGTCGAATGATTTGATATTATGTCCACAAAGTTTCCATCCTTTGATGTGGGCATTATTAAATACCTTATTAGCTTTGGTGAGTATATCATGTTCGTCCTCTCCGTTGAATGAAATGAATCTCTCCAATCCATCTTCATCGAAAGTTCCAAATGATACACAGACAACTCTTGAGAATTCTGGTTCGAGTGGGGATTTTTCCTCATAAATTTCCGATTCAGTAGATTCGGATAACTCAGGGAAAGCACTTCTGTAATATTTACATCTCTTATCCCATAGGAGTGCTAATCTCTCGTTTTTGATTAAGAGATCCGCATATGATTCAAAACCGCTAGCTGTCTCTACATCGAAATATAGGTATTTTTTAATGAGTTCTTCTTTAAACATACATCAAAAATAAAAAAAATATACAGGATAAAAAATTATTTGGAAGAAACCCTATTAATAACAATCGGAGGAAATGATTTGTAATTTTTCAAATAGCTAACGTAAGAAAGTTCCTTCCCCAATGAATCTATAATTACCTCACAATGAAGACCAAAGGTTGGTATTCTCATGGTCAATTCTTCGGAAATTAATGGACTTAAAAAAATCCCATTCTCGCTGGTTTCCCTAGATTCTGAGTGTATGATAAGGGGGGATATTTCACTAGACCATGTTGTGGAGGAAAGATAAAGTGCTTCTCTTATGGATAAACCGCCATCATTGAAATGGTGGGCAAGAGTTCTGAAGCATATAGGAAGTCCAACTCCGTAGTACACCCCAGTTAAAAGATCAGTTACGGAGAAGAGACTAGGTTTATCGTCATTCATAACGCAGAGCTTAGATGAAACAACAGAATCAAGTTCTTTAACTCTCTCACAAAACATCTTCATCGTTTCCTTTCTGTTACCGTATGCAGATCCAATCCTAATTACTATGGATGGGTAATTTACACCAACAGAATCCAGAAAATTACCAATAAAATTTAGAAATTTTGTAGTGGTTGAAATGATGTTATCTATCTGGCTTGCAAGAAAGTAGTCCTTAGAGACGATAAAATATATTCTGATGTTATCCCTTCTCATCATTTCCTGTATTTCTAAAAGAATCGATGATGTTTCCTGATCAGTCTCGTCTAGAACCGAATCAAATATGGATGGATCGAAGTCAATCTCACCAGAATCAATACAAACAGATTTGCATTGTATCGATGAGTTGAATTTACATAGATCTGCGAACAAATTTAAAAGATCCTTCTGAGAGGATATTCTAAATCCATCTGAAGCCCATGTTTTGGGTATTCCTAGATAAGAAATTAATGGGGTATTAGCGGATATCATTTTAATTATTGTATCCGAATGTAAGAATTAGGTTTCTATCCTCCGGTAGTTTCTAAACCAAGTTCACTAGAATTGTATACAGTCTTAGAATTAAATGCAGAGCTAGGAATGTCGTTATTCTTGTATTTAGATTTAGATTCTATATTACCGTGATCACCACCTTCAGCGAATTTAATAGAGTCAGATTTAACCTCTATCACTCTTTCCGTTTTTTTACCCTTGTTGTAAACTTGAATGAAATATCTATATTCCTGATTATCTGGATTTCTGAATGATCTAACGACAACACCTATCACTTCATCCTTGGAGTTAAGAGGTTTAGCTATTACCACATCACCTAGCTGAAACTCGGATCCTTTTACGGTTCTTTCGATGTTCGGATCGGGACCAACTGAAACAGAAAGGTCATTGAAAGGCTTATAGTTTATCTTAAGAACTCCATTGGCTCCTCCGTAACCATAGGTGTCTCCAAATGCACCTACGTCAAAATACTCGTTTATAGATTTAATGTACTTCATCTGGATATGTATCCGAATCCGCCTGATTTTTTTGGAGCTTTATAACGTCTCTAATCTTAGAAGCCAATTCGTACTGCTCAGATTCTAGAGCTTTTTTTAGCATACTCTCCAGATTAACCACATCCTTATCCTCTACTTCGCTTGTACCGTCAGATTTTCTAGCTTCAACAATGAATGTTCTCTGAGGTGAGTAAATAACTTCCAAACTATTATCTATTGAGATTTCGCCCAGATCTATTCCTTCATCATCATCGTCATCCATTTCCTCTCTGATTTTTCTGATATCCTCCTCTGCCCATTCTGCATTATTCCAGAATATCATCCAATATCCATAGATCAGTTCAGCATAGTCGTTTTCTACTACATACTTGAGTAATCCCTTGAGCTCATTTTTAATGTCATTCTTAGTTATACCATCGGAAAATGGTTTTCTTTTCACCCCGGGTATAGCAGAAGTTCCCTCGCCTATACCATGTTTAAAGCATTTATTCACCTCGAAGATAGCATCCCAATCTAAGCTTGAAATAACTTTGTCTATAATTTTAGAATGTTTATTCTTCATATTAAGAATTATTTTTTATCCCTATCTGATCGGATATATCTTTCATCCACGAATTATATCTTTCCGGATAAAATCTTTTTAAATCAGAAAGATCCCTCTTGGATACATTATATCTATCTCTAACGAAAACTTCCACATTTTCCCAAGATGAACCTGTAGATTTCTTAGCCTTAGCCTCTTTTTTAATCGTTTTTGTGTATATCCAGCTGGGAGGTCTAGAATATCTAGAGGATAGGTTATTTCTCCACCAATCTACGGTAGCATCAGGATTTATTTTGATCTTATTGAATTGATTAGCTATATTCGGAAATTGTATTGCCATTATCCGATTGATCATAAAAAAATTCCTGGATTTATCGTTTTTAGAAACCTGGACCCATTTTTTATTGTCCTGAGAAAAAATATTTTTAACTACATCAAATAATTCCATCCTAGATAAAATTTTCAAAGGGATCAAATCCCTTAGGTTGATAGTTAGGAGTAACCCATTCAGTTCCCTCCAGTATCTTAATCCTGTCCAGGGTAACTGTTTTTTTATCCAGAGATATACCCCTCTCTATTTCAATCTCACACGAATCTTTGACAAAATCAGGAATTACATCAATATCAAGCCACAGAAGCTTGAAATTTCTGATTATGTTTTCCTTTACCCTATTTCTGTTTTCTGTGCTATCAACTGACTTTGATGTTCGGAGTACCATACCGCTAACCCAATTCAAATAATCTTCGTTATTCATCATCTGGGAAAACTCGATATCTGACCACTCAGATGCAGTAAATGCTTCAAATACAGTATCTGCCTTTTTTTGGGTAAACCCCATAGTTCTTGATCCGGATGTTTGCTCCCATACGCTAGGAACAGAATCTCCTTTATCTCCCATTAATACCTTAATGAAAATGAATGATCTACTTTCTACCTCCTCTATGGTTGCTTTCTTAAGAAATGTTTTAAATCTCTCTTTTTCCGGAGAAATGGCAGATGCCATATTAAATATGCTAATAGACTCATCTCTGTCTAGCCATTGATCTTTCCATTTCTCAGGTACGAATAATGTATTTTTCTTTTGATTATTGTTCCAGATAACAGTCCATGAATTTTCAGATATCCTTGCGAGCTGATGTAGATCCTTATCCCCTGTAATGATTAAGCAATTCTCGTTTCTTGAATGAAAATGTTCGGACCAAAACATCAATAAATCATCACCCTCTGCACCATCTACTTTAGAAAAAATAAAACCCATTTTTTCTAGGTGATCACCAAATGTTTTCATGAGTTCGAAAAATATAGTCCAATCTACATTTTCGTCCTTAACTCTGCCAGATTTATATCCTCCGTCCTCTATTTCGATATCCTTTCTCCAGCTCCTGCTGTCTGATGTAAATATCATCCTTCCTCCCTGAGGAATCATTTTTAGCGAAGCACAAAGGTCAGTAGATATTTTACGTATGAAAGCTGCTTGCTCTTTCTTATCCTTGAGTATTTTTCCTGGATCAACATTTCCATATCCACCAAAAACTCCAAAAGTTTTATGGAAGATATAATTCCCGTCTATTAGTATATTAACCATTTGTTCTTATTTTTATTCCTTCCTCTATCTCTTCCAGTGTAAAATTGGGATTAGTTGTTCTATGATCGAAATCACAAAAATTTTCAAAATCCCTATCGTCAGCTTTCAATCTTCTTTCAACATCATCTGCATCTCTTCTATTGGAAAGTCTTTTTCTTCTGATGCTCTCCTCTATATCTATGTAGATAACCCGGGATTGTTTCCTATCATCGGGAGACATTTTGGATAAACCTGAAGGAGTCATTATAAACAGATCCGAATTGTTAAATTCCTCAATAGAAGTTCCGTAGTGCCAATTATTAAAAACCACACACTCGTAAAAAGGAACAGTATGGAAGTATTCAGGGGAAACAAAATAATAATCTTCGCCTTCTATTTCACCCTCCCTTATTGGCCTAGATGTGTGGGAAACACAATATCTGAATCCCGCACGAACCAACTGCTTTCTTAAGTAATCCTTTCCTGATCCTCCCTTTCCAACTATAATAATCCTTTTATAATCCATTATACAGAAATTACGGGATTAGTTTTTGTATACTGAATACAAGGGAAAGTAATGAAACCATAGGATCGATTACCTGGGTTCTCTGAGATTGGTGGTCTGCGACTAAAACTATTACTGCAGGAATTATATTGGAAAGATCTGGTTTATTCTTTATTATCCAATCGATAAATTCAGTCCCCAATGAGGACATAACATCATCGACCTTCCCTTGGTATTCTCCCGAAATATTCTGGTAGTTTTTTATCGGATCCTTGGAAGAAACTATAAGATTGTAGATATCCTCATACGACCAACCAAACTCGTTTATCTTGTTACTGTCTACTACTTTAATTCCTTCTATCATCCAGGTTTGGATTCGATTTAAAGCTGAACGGAAATCTGGGTAATAATTTCTTTGGAATTCCAGTAAAGAGTCGTTGTCTATCTCTATCCCGGTTTTATTTAAAATTAATTTTATCCTTTTATTCCACTCTAATTTTAGATCCTCTTCCTCCTGACTAGATATGGGATTAAAATCTATAACTTCAAATCTACTCTGGATAGCATCAGGAACTTTGTTTATATAGTTGCATGTTGCAATAAATCTTGCATTTCCTGCAAACTTTTCTATAGTTCCTCTCAATGCTTTATAGAATTGATCCGATGCACCATCGAACTCATCCAAGATAACAACCTTTTTCGATGATTTACCGTCCATGATCGAAATGGTAGAGCAGAAATCATTTATCTTAACCCTAATCGTTTCTACTGAGCTTTCGTCAGAAACATTTATAAAAAGATGAGGAAATGGAGCAGCCAATATTTTAGCTAGTGTGGTTTTCCCGCATCCGGGGGATCCACTTAAAAGGACATTGTGTCCCAATCCATTTTCAAATATCTTAGTAATACGAGAAGGCAAAATCATATGCCTTAAATCTCTCGGTCTAAGCTTTTCCGTCAGCAGTTCTTGTATCATATATTTTTTATGAGGTGAAAGTGAAAGTGTTTCTTAAAATAATGAGGAAAGATCGTCTGCTACATCCTTATCATTTCTCACTTCAACAAACCTAGGAAGAAATAAAGATCTATTCCCGTGCTTATCTGTAATAGGGACGTTATACTGAACTGCAACGATCTTACCAGTATGTGAATCTGGGGAGACACTTAAATTTTTAAGGTCAAGATCAGTAAATCCTGCACCAACTCTTACATGGAGTGTCCCAGATAAATCAGTCAGAATAAATCCACCGATCAGTCCTTCTCTTTTTCCCTCTCCTGGATACCATCCAGTTATTAAAAGATCGCATTCATTAACTTCTTTGAATTTTACCCATGATTTGGATCTTTTGCATTCGTATACACCATTATCCTTACAGATAACACCCTCACCACCTTGATCGACTATATTTTTATAGATCGGGGTAATTTGATCAGGTGTATCCATCTCCCACATTTGGGCTAGGATTACATTAGATCCTTCCGGGATATTCGAGATGGCCGATTCTAAACTATCTCTTCTCTCCTTGTATTTTTTTGATCCCTTCCCTTTTATTAATGTTTCGCTATTCTCGAGATCGAAAACATTAAATATCATTCCCTCCTCTATCTTAGAATCGACCTTTCCCTTTAAAATTTGAGTAACCTTCCCGCTTACTGATTTTCTATTCAGATCGGTAAGTTCTCCGTCAAAGAATACGTCACCTGTTATTCCGCTCTTTTCTATTGCTAGTCTGAGAGATTCTGACAATTTAGGAAAGCATGCAGAATCCAACTCATTAAAAGCTCTAGTAAAATAGGAGAATTTATTGTCCGCCCACATGGCAATAACTCTTACTCCATCGTATTTCTCCTCGCAGTAAATTTTTTCCCATTTTTCTATGATCTCATGATCATCGGTGGCTAACATAAGTGAAGGATCAGGAATTACCTCTCTTCCTATTGCTTTGTTGATAAGTTTAGCACCTATCCCAATATTCATTCTTTTTGTGATGATCTTCATCAAGACTTCCCTAAGAGAAAGATCATTTTCTGAATCTTCACAGATTCTAGAAGACACTATATCCTGAGCTCTTTTTCTGAGCAAATCGTTTGCAGCTGGAGCTATTTTTAGCTCTTCTACGAGATTTTTAAAATTGTCCCAGTGGTTAGCATCAATTTCGGATAAAGTCTCGTTAAACGAGATCTTATGGAGTTTTGTAGTAACAAAAGGATTAAAGCAGATGTCAAGAAGATATAAGAATTCTTCAGTCTGATTTTCAGAGATTATTTTTTGTTTTGCTTTTTGTGATCCCTCACCGGTTAGTGATTCTAGGTCTTTAAATAGTTGGAGTTCTTTTCTCATTAATATTTTTTCCTAAAAATACCAAAAACTCCCGGAAATAAAAAATTAAAGAGTAACTGTTTGTCCACCTTCTTCTCCTTCTTTTTCTCCACCTTCTTCTTTAGCTTTTTCTGCTTCCTTTTCTTCTCTTTCTTTGTACTTCTGATTCATTTTTATTTGATCAGGATTCATTCCAAGAAATCTCTGAATTAGGAAATCAGGATCGAAATAGCCTTTCTCCTCCTCACCAATTTTTACTTTGAGCTCTCTTAAACCGTTTATGAATTCCGTTCTTTTACTGAATCCTGCGAGTTCTACCATTTCTTCGAACTCACTATCTCTATTGTAGTTTAACCCGATATTTGCTTTAAATCCTTTGTCCCTAGATAATTCAGGATATTCTAGACACATCTGTATGTAAAGGGGTTTAACAAGGATCTCTTGAAATATTGATCTTAATCTTCTTAAAAACTTCTCGAATCTTATTTCATCTCTCTCTAACTGATCTATACTTGTTTGGTAGTTACCAGGGGTTGTATTTTTAGAAGCAAATCTAGCATAAGGAATCTTGGAGTCCATTTTTAGCTTATTGAAAAAATAAACGACATTTTCCATCACATTAAAGTCAGGACCTGCTGAGTTAAGCGAAGATATATCCGGGCTTTGTCCATCCTTTTCTGGGAAAAGATAGTTCTTATAAAATTGTACTTTAGGTCTTCCGTTTATTGTTAATTCACCAGAAGAATCATTAATAGAAATGTCCTCTTTGTAGTTGGACATTAACTGTCCCAAAGTTTGCATCGCTTTTTGAGGAGATTGGCTACCAATCGGAATAATGAATTTAAGTCGATATGAAGCATTCATAACATTCCAGATTACTCTGGAATTTTCCATTATCCTTAAAATATTATAGGATCTAACCAGTCTTTCTATATAGCTAACCCTAGAAATGGTGTTACCCTTTGCATATGATATGTAGATAACCTGCTCATTAGTTAGCTTTCTGGTCATCTGTGGATTCTTGGGGTATTGTATCCAGAATTGTCTATATTCATTCTCTCCAACCTTTTCTACAACAGGTTGGAGAGAGGTTGCATCAAGCTCTTTAAATCCAATTATTTCCTTTCCTTTGCTATCATAAATTATCTCGAAAGCTAGGAATCCATCAATTAGGAACTGTTTAAAATATTGCCATGCTAGGATAGTATTCTGAAATCCGAAAACATTATAGATCCTATTATAGTGGGATGCAAGTTTATCTTTTATTTTATCTTTTAGATCTAGATTAACAAAGGCTGGCTGTGCAAAATAATTGCGGTCGTCATAAACTATGGATTCATCTGTTATAGTATCCAATATGAATTCAATCTCACCATTAAGAGAAAATTTTCTTAAGTAATTTCTTTTCTCAATATAATCCTTATCAAAGTAAGCAATATATTTTCTTACCTTCGTATCCTGGTATGAAGCAGTCCATTGGAAAGCATCATTCTGGGTAAACCCTGTGCTTTCTTGGTTAAAAAAATATCCCTCGGTTTTACCAATAGCTTGGGAATTTCGTACAACCATATCATCGTACTGCATTCCAAATTTTGCAACATTGGAAAGGTTCTTCAGGATATTACCTAAAGCTGATTGATTTGGTTTTAAAAAATCTAAAAATCCTGCCATTAGCTATAATATTTGTATTCTCTTTAAGTTGCAGGTGGTGTTTCTTCTGCAGGAGCTTCGGTTTCTGTCTCTGCAGGAGCTTCCGTTTCTGCAGGGGCTTCAGCACCCTCTTCACCTCCAGCTTCTCCCTCTTTTTCCTTTTCTTTCTTCTCTTTCTCTTTCCTTTTTAATGCCTCTTTATTTGCATCAATGTCTTGCTTAGAAATTCCAAGGAAGGTCTCAATTAAGAAAGCATTAGAGAAAAACGGTTTATCTTCGTCACCTACTATTCCACCCAAAGCAGATACAGTTTCTTTCCTTTTGTTTATTATATCAATTTCCTGGTTTAATTTGAATGGGTTATCTGAGAAATAATCAAGTCCCAATTGACTCTTAAACATGAAATCGTCTTCGAGTCTAGGGTATTTTTTTACCATCTGGATCCATAGAGGTTTTGTAATAATCTCTTGGAATATTGATCTTAATCTGGAAATGAATTTAGCAAATCTTATCTCCTCCTTATCTAGTCCTTCCGCTCCATTAGAATATGGTGAAGTTGTTCCGCCGTCGGGATTATGAAATCTCGATGGCGGAACCTTAGATTCCAATATAAATTTATCAAAAAAGTAAGCTAAAGGTGCAGGATCATTAAGATTGGGACCATCTGTAGTTATTGGTTCTATAGTAGGTGTTCCATTAACACCAGAAGGCATAAGATAATTCTTATAGAACTGAATCTTAGGCCTTCCATCTATACTTAATTCACCGCTCTCGTCGTTTAGTTGAATGTCCTCCTTATAAATGCTCATTAGCTCACCTAAAGTTTGCATACCCTTTTGAGGAGATTTAGATCCAATAGGAACTGTCATTTTTAATTTAAATGACGCGTTCATTACTGACCATATAACTCTAGTGTATTCTATGATTCTAAGAATGTTGTATGGTCTTATTAGTCTTTCTATGTAGCTTACTCTCGATACTGCATTACCCTTAGCATAAGAAATGTATATTATCTGAGGATCGTAAAGAACTCTTTTCTTTTTAGGATCCTGTGGATATTGTGTCCAAGTATTAATGAAAGATCCATCTATTTGTTTTTCCACACTGGGAACTAAAGATATTGGATCTAGTTCCTTAAATCCAACTATTTCCTTTCCCTTGTCGTCGTAAATTATTTCAAAAGCAAGAAATCCATCAACTATAAACTGCCTAAAATATTGCCATGCAGTAATATCATCAGAAAATCCCCAGATATCATATAGCCTTTTAAACGTCTCATATAGGTCATCCTTTAGCTTTTCGTTGATGTCGCTAAGATCTATAAAATCGGGATAGGCAAAAAAATTGGACGGATCATACGAAATTGCTTCGTCACATATTGTATCCAGAACCCATTCTATTTCTGGATTTAGAGAGAATTTTCTTAAGTAATCTCTCTTACCTTTATAATCCTTATCAAAATATCCTATGAACTGCTTCGATGAGATATCCTGCTTAGCTAAGGTCCAGAGCATGCTCTCGTCCTCAACATTCGATTTATTCTTATTTAAAAAAGAAGCTTCGGTTACACCAACAGCTTGTGAGTTACGGATGACCATGTCATCGTACTTCATACCGAAGGTACTCAATTTTCTTACGGAATCCCGGATCCTCTGAATAACAGGGGTTTGTCCGGGATTATTATTTTCGACGAATCCAGCCATTTTTAATTCTAGATCGAAATGTTATTTTAATTTCGATTCATATTCACTATATATCCCCGATATATTTAACCCCTCGACCAGATTAACACTCAAATACGGAAGTTTTATCCAATCTTTACTTTTAATTGATCCTATATTCTTCATAAAATTCGTTTTAAAACCAAAAAGGGATGTCTTATATCCAGTTCCTCTTAATATCTTATCCAGCTCCAAATCTTTTAAATTTAATGGTGATATATTACCACCGTCCGATTCTGCTATGTCATTAGATATGATGGTTTGGTTAAAGTTATCATATATTCTGGATAAAATTTCCATTCTATATCTCATTGGGGTAGTCACAATATCTATACCCTTTAATATTTTGAATCCCCCCGATTCGAAAAAATCAGTACACAAAACTACAGGAAATCTATTTATAAATTTACGGGCCTTATCAATTTTAGAATCAGTGGAATAATTAAAAAAATAGATTCTTCCAGGAATTATTGAAATGGGAGGTTTCAAAAAACTCTTGTCGTTTTTGAAGTAACCATTCACAAAGTAGCTATCCGTCTCTTTAAAAACGTTACCGGAAGAACCAACATTGTCCCTATATTCAATAGAACTATCTTTAAAACTCATTTACTCTTAAAAAGAAAATTCTCGTCAATAACACCAAATTTAAATCCTCTTTTAGATGCCCATTCTTTAGCTGCCTTGAATTTTGCCTGATTTGTTATCCATATCTGCATATTCCTGTTATATGATTTCAGCTTACTTAGGGTGTTCACTCCTTCATATATAGGCTTTTTTGTTTGATTCTCTGGTTTTATCTCGATGATCCATTCTTGCTCTTCTCCGCTTTCTTTTAGAACCTTTATGTAGAAATCAACATTATATTTATGGTCTTTCTTATCTAAAGGATTATAATAGTCAATCGAAACCGGCTCGGAACTCCATTTCAATATAGATTCGTTAGTATCGCAGTATGTGCAAAATCTATACTCCCAAGAAGATCTGTATATAATGTTGTGGATATCCCCGATATACTTATCGGGATTTCTAGGTTCATATTTTCCAGACCGATATTCGCCATTAGGCTTTACTTTCTTGATATCAACCATACCAGAAATTATACGTTATAAGTGTTATCCTCTCCAGTAATATAGCTGAAAGGAATAGTTCTTGGACTTTTTGGAGGGTGTATTTTTTTCCATCCTTTAGCGAATCCATTCTTAGCTATTTGTGTGAAATAAGCAAAGGGATTATTAGATTTTTCAGGATTAAATCTATTCCAATACTTACAAAGATCCTCCATGGCAAATGCCATGCAATCTTCCTTATCTTCAGGATCCTTATACGACATTTTTTTAGATATACCCTGTATCATAAGATTGAACATATCAATCGTTTCTGGAGTTAGATGTCCCTTCTGTTTAGATTCAACTACAGCAGCTAACAATTCACTGTTTTTTACATAGTCTTTAGCCATTAAATTTTATTAATTTTGTTTGTTTGTTTGTTATGCTATTCTACTACAGGAAATAGAAAAAATTTCAAAAAAAGAATGTAGCCCTATTTGAGCTACATTCAATCAATTTTTTATTTTTATTCTTTCTCCGATCCTTCTTCTTCTTCTTCATCGGTTACTGTTTTACCTGTAGGGGCTTTACTTAATTTACCCTCCGAAGATTGTATGAATTTATCGCCTGGTTTATTCTGACTATCGAATTTAGGAGCGAAGTAGAAATTACGACTTAAGCTTTTTTTTTTGAAGCCTCTTCCTCCTCATTCATTGTAGAGTTGTATCCATGAAGAGCATCCATTTTCATATCAATAACATCTTTATTCTTTCCAGGGGCATTAGAAAAACCATGTCCTTTTGCAAAATTATCGAGTAATTTTTTCTGATCCTCTATAGGCATTTCAGATTTATTGAGCTTATTTCCATTGCCGCTAAGAATGTCGAAATTCTCTTTAACTTCTTCTTCCGAATCGTCTTCTTCAGAAGAATTAGCATTATCCTCAGCTGCTTGGCTAAGAGCCTCTTCTAAATCTGTAATCTCATTAATTAGGAAATCGGAAGTTTTACCTGTATCTAACAATACAGTGTATCTTCCTGAAGTAGCATCGATGGAGATTATTTTTCCGGTATCACCTGATTCTTTAACTTTGATGAAATCACCAATGTTAAATTTTTCATCTTCAAAAACTTCCAAAGATCTTTCTAACTCAATAGTTGACTCACTAGAAGCTATTTCCAAGTTAATCTGATTCCATTTTTCTCTAAGAACATTCAATTCATTCTCTAGCAATTTCTTAGCAGACATCACTTCAGAAGAAGCAGAATATAAAGGATTTGTTGACATTAGATTGTCAATCTTGTTTATTTGTTCTTCGATCTTAGAAATATTTTCTATAACCTTATTTCTATCGTTGATCATGATGGATTTAACCTTGTTTTCTCCAACTAAGAATTCAGTTAATCCCTCAGAGATATCATATCTCATAAATTCTTTAACCATTGATACTGCCTGATTTCCAGTAACCTTGTAAACTGAATTCTCATTCATTCCCTGGTTAATCTTTTGTAAATAGATCTGATTGTTCCATTTTACTAGATTTATAGATAAACCTTCAAATACGTTAGATGTTATGCTCTTAGCAAAATCAAGTTCAACTATATTTTGGTAATTGGTATAAAGTCTCATGATATCTGAAACCACTTGTGTTTCATTAACTCCGAAGTATGTAGCTGATTCTAGACCTAATATTTTAGCAAGTCCAGAAGGGTCGCTAAACTTAAGTTTTCTTTTTCCTAAATAAACCGCTGTTTCTTCTCCTTCTTCTATGATTGTAACGATGCTCTTACCCAATTGAACAAAAATACCATTTTCGTTAACTTTAACGTAAGGTCTGTTGAAAGATTCGATTAGGTAAAGATAATCGGAAGAAAGACCTTGAACTTCTTTTCCTGATAGCTTCTTAATATCTGCAGAATTAGTTTCAAAAACACCTCCACCTAAGTAGAAGATAGATTTATGACTACCTAACATAACAGGAGAGAAAACTCTAGATACTGAGGATTCTCCTTGGGATACCTCAGGAATTTCTAATTTTCTAGAATCAGTATTCTCGTTTACGTTTATAAAATTGATTAGATTTCTAACGATCGGATTAAATGACCATTTAGATACATTCTTAACCAATAAAGCATTAGATTTATTCTCTGAAACTAACCATTCATTAAGTACATCACTAAGTTCTGAATAGAAAGCAGAGCTACCAGTATTTTTAATAGCTTCTAGAACTTTAGATACCTCGATCTCTCTAGATAATGTTTCTGCTTTTTCCTGGAGATTCTGTGAAACAGTTTTAACTGTATCATCCCAGTTTAAAGCTTGAATATCATTAATGAAATTATGAACTAGTGCAAATTCAGGCACTCTTTTATTAGATATGAGATTATGATATTGCTCACAGATAATTCTAGCCTTAGGATAGGTATAAATCGATGATGATTTTATAGAATCGATAGATTCCAATACACCCAGATTATTAACCGAGTTAGATTTTAAAAACTCCTGAGATGATTTATCCAAAGAACTCATTTTTTCTAGATCTCCTAAAAATTCACTTCCTGAGTTTTTATCAGATGATTCATTTAATGAGTTATACGATCCTGAGTTTCCTAATGATGATCCTCTGTTTGAGCTATTCCAAGATTCCATAAGAAATTGTGCTGCCTTTTTAGAAGCTTCCATCTCTTCATTTCTAATAGCATTTACGTGGCTCTGAACGTTGCTTACGCTTTCATTAGATATATTGTGGTTATCTAGAGATTCCATCAATTGCTCCTTAGAAACAGATCCACCATTAAGGAAGTTTTCACAAAGAGCTTTGACTTCAGCAGATTTTGTTGTGTCTTTTAGCTTTTTTACCTGGTTTACGAATTCCATAGTTAAATTTTTTTTTCAAATTATATATCCAAACCGAATACAAAACTTTTACAGTATATATTTAATCCGATACGGATTTTAGTGTCCGATTAGCATCTCTAATCTTATTTTTATATCGGTGTGTGGATTGCAGAAGGTAATTCCACCGTCTTGCTGGGTTGTACCAGGCTTACTTAAGTTCCATCCCTCATAACCGGCATCAACAGTAGATATTCTCTTTCCGCTTAATACCATGAGTTCTCCCATATAATAGGTTTGTCCTTGATATGTCCAGGTCAAATATTTTTTAGATTCTACTGTATTAGCTGGGAAAATTGCTTTTACCGCAATAAAAGAAACAAATCCGTACTGATCTGCAACATCTGGCTGGCTTAATAGATAGCAAGAAGATTCATTAACGATTGCTCTATTTCTAGCAAAATCCTGAACAACAAGTTCTAGATCGGACATGCTCAAATATTTTTGAGGATTATTTGTCCCTCCGGTATCCAATACTAGATTTCCTCTATAGAATCTAAATCCTTCAAGTACATCATATGGACATGTTATCGGTTGTGTTGCCATTTTAGTTTGCTACTATTACTGTTAACTTGACATTATAGTCAGTCGGATTAGTGAATATAAATCCACCATTAGAGCTGTTAGCGTTACCTGTATGCCCATATGTTGAAAAGGGATCAACATCCCATCCTCTCCATTGAGATCCGTCCTTAACTGCTCCGGTAAGAACCATAAATTCTCCCATTATGTTTCTCTCGTTTGCTTTATAATCCCAGAAAAGAATTTTCTCGTCCTCGGTTGTTTCCGGTAAATAAAAAGCCCTGGCTATTAACATAGAAACCTCCCCGGTTGTTCCATAAAAAGATCCGGGATCAAGATTTGCAGAAGACCTAGGACCGATAACCATGGAGACTTTCTGAAATTCAGAAAAATCCTGTAGAGGATGGAAGAAGTCTACCAAATCTAAATAGTTGAGTGTCTGTGATTGCTGGATAACTCTAAAAGATTCCTTTATGAACTTTACCTCAGTAGGATCATTGAATCTCTTGAAAGTTGCTTCTACCCTTTCTAAATCCTGAGTTATCTGAGCTATATTGGTATATCTAGTTTCAAATCCTCCGGTTGATCCACCAAGAGGATCTAAAGGATATGCTGCACTACCACCAGCGAAAAGCTCGGATCCAATTTCTGAAGCACTTCCTCCGTAAAAATCATTATTTTGGTTATCTGCCAACTTGTTTTATTATTTTAATCTGCTTGGATCTTCATATATTACATCCTTTCTAGCTTTAGATTCTGATCCCATTTGGGATTCTAAATCTGAAATTTCACCGGATTCTTTAGTAGATTCGTTTCCATTAAATTCGGAAACATCAGCCACACTAGGTTCATCCTTCTGGATCTCTATATTTATCTCTTCGACAACGGGTTCTCCTGTTGACTCCTGAGGTTTAATGTAATCTACTAACGACTTAATAAAGCCAAGAGCTACTAATGGAAGTATAGCACCACTTATTATAGAAAGTATCCTTTTCTGATAAATTAATTCTTCCTCTACTAGTCCAAATAGTTCTACCCAAGATGTGAAGTTTTCTAAGTGAGTATAAGCATAGTAAGTGTTTCCCATTGCTTGCATGCCAGTAAGAAGAATAAAGAGGATCCAAACCATGGTTTTATTCATCCTGTCTAATGCTATGAGACTAGCAAGTGAAGCTGCCGCGCCTATCTCGAAAGCGATTGCTAAAGATATAGCTAACCAGTCCGGATTTGATAATTTAAAGAAATCGATAACGTGTATGGTAGATATCAGGGATACAACCAGGTATAAACTAACAAATGTAGTTATAATAAACCCACGTATTAAATTATTTCTGTTCACCGGTATTTATTCTACTTTTTATATCAGATAAAGATGCTTTGCCCTTATCGAAATCGTCCTCATAGATCAAGAAGTTGAACATAGACTGATTCATTTCATATCTGACTTGTTCTGGAGTAACGATAGTGTTCTGAATAGAATCAGTTTTCTCTGTTACAGCCTTTACATTTTTTTCCATTCTATCGATGTCTCTTCTTATCCCGCACTGTCTGAGAAAAATGACAAGCATAAAGAAAAGTAAGATGATCCAATAGTTTGCTTTAATTTTTTCTAGTATTTTCATAATAAATAATTTTACTGTGTATATATCCATTCCAAAAACTATGGAATACAAAAAAAGCTAGCTGATGCTAGCTTTTATTATTTTTTTGTTATCTTAACCTAAAGTAATACCCTGCATTGCAGCAGCAAGTTGTTTTTCTAGATCCTTGATACTTGAAGCGTCCGTCTTAGCATCATTTAAAGCTTGATCAAAAACTTTATAAAGACGAATAAAAGCTTCTGCGCTTTCTACTCCAGTTCCCTTAGATTTGCTAAGGAAATAGTGACTTGCTTCTAGAGGTAAGGCACCTAGGTAAATTACCCCATCTTTAATTCCCTCTTTTTTAATTCTAGCAATTTGTTTGTTTATTTCAACAACACCTAAAGCCTCTGTAGAATTCCATTCAGATTTTTCTTTCATGAAATTCTCATATTCAGTAAAAAGAGAATCAGAGCAAGTTACAGCATAAACTTTGCTTTTTAACTCCTCTTTCTTTTCCTGGATTTGATTTTCAATACTTTCGATTAATTCCGAGTCAACAACTACGTTATTTTCGAATGCTCCTGATTGTGTTGTTTCGAAATCAACAACTGATGATCCACCTGGCATTCCTTGCATTCCTTGCATTCCTTGCATTCCTTGCATTCCAGCTAGATTCGGGTTTAATTCTTCAGACTTTTTCTTTGCCATTTTTATTATTTTTTATTGTTTTAGATCGATTTACTATTTTTGTTTCTAAGCTATTTCAAAAATATCAAATTCTGTTCTATTCTGGTCTAAATATGCTCTTAGTGGTTCTCTTAAATCTTTAGCAGGATAGATCTTAGGATCTTCCGGTCCTAAATGAAGTAGGAATCCGCTCTCAGTCTCTATACCAATCTCCTCCAAGATAAGACGATATAGACTTATCTGGATCGAATATTCATTATGATCATTCTCGTAAAGATTATGAAAAGGTCTAAGTAATTTTTTAAATCTCCCTTTTGGGTGCTTGTCGTCCTTAAATTCACCGTTGGTTTTCCAATCCCCTATTATCAGATGTACCTTTTCATTCAATTGGTCCCATAGAAGTAAAGGCTGATCTATTGTTCCCGCAAGTCTCCATTTTTTAGAAAATATCTTAAGTTCCGATTTTAATGGAGTTAGCTTATGTAGCCTTTTGTTATAGACATCCATAAATTTTAAGACCCTATCCCTAACATCAAGATCCTCTGGAATTTCCGGATTTTTTCCCATCCAGAAATCCTCTATAAACTTGTGTACGTCAGTCCCCAGACTTCTGGAAACATCTCCCTTTGTTTGCCATTCATTTAATACAACAGAAACATCTACGCCTCTTTCATCTGCTTTTCTCTTCGACCAATATTCTCTATCAAATGGGACTTTAAATACTTTAAGAAATGTGGTGACAGAATCGTACTTTTTTCCAGCGTACCGGTAAACATGAGATTCCTCGTGGAAAGTAAAATTGGGGTCAGAGTATATTTTTAGTCTTTCCTCAATTTCCCTTTTTTTCAATTCGATTAATTCTTGGGACATTGAGATTAGCTGAATAGTGAAAATATTTCCGTTCGGTAATAGAAAAATAAAGAGATAGCAAATATTTCCAGAACTAGCCTTAGTATCCAAAGCCAAGTAATGCTTCTGAATAGGAATTGATACACTACCAAGTATGATTCATCGTCTGTTCCTTTAACAGGTTCTATCCACATAGTAATAATCTCTTCAAGATTTAAAGATTTCAGATATTCGTTAATTGGTTTCAATTCCTGGACTACAAAAGATGGTCTGGATTCTCTTGGAAGATCCACAGAGGCCAAAACCTGGAGAGGAAGATTGATCACAGTGTAAACTCTATTCAGTGAATCTCTTCTTAAGTTTTTTCTTTTCCACATAGGAGATTCTTTCTCCTCCTTCTTTATAATGCGGGAATACTCTCGATAGAGCCTTATCTCCTTTATAACTTTAAAAATCCTGAACATACCCTTTTCTATATTATATCCTAATTGGATTTATTGTTTCCGCCCATCTTTTTACGGATTTTTCCTCTGGCTCGTCTTATTCGGGTAGCTATAGATCTTTTCTTTATACCGTACTTCTCGGCGATGTCTTTGTACTTCATGTTATGGATTTCGCGGTCTATCATGATATCCCTATATAGATCAGGCAAATCCCTAATTTCGTCTAATACGGATTCATAAATTTCGTCTACTGTATTCTCCTCCCCAAATATAAAATTTCCAGGATCCTCCTCCATTAAATAAACGCCACCTAAATCGCCAATACTGTTTTTAGCGGAAAGAAAATCAAGCTCTGCCTCATTATGAGAAAAATATCTTTTTCTTGATTTTAGTAACAGTAGAGATTCGTTCCTGGCTATGTTATAGCACCACGTAGAAAAATTGCCTCTCTCCTTATCATACTGATCTATCTTCAGCCAAATTTTTGCCATCGTGTTAATAAAGGCATCCTGTGCTAATTCATTCTCCTTCACTATAAGAAAGCAATGGTTTAATACGCCGGGTCTAAGTCTGTCAAATAATGGTTGGAATTCTCTGTCTGATCTTGTCTCCATAAAATCCTCGGCGAGTTTCTGTATATTTTTCTCCATGCAACAATTAAATATTTATTTTTATTATCTCTATTCCTGCCTCAGCAAGAAAGGATATAGATTCAGTTTTTCTGTAAATCTGATTAAAAACTACTCTTTTTATACCAGATTGTATGATAAGTTTTGAACATTCATAGCAAGGAGAGAGGGTAACGTAAAGGGATGATCCATCTGAACTCTGAGTCCCTCTAGCTAGTTTAGTAATAGCATTAGCCTCTGCATGAAGCACATACGGTAGAGTCACATCGTCAATTTCGCACTTATTCGGGAATCCGGACGGAGATCCGTTGTAGCCATCCGAAATTATAGCCTTATTGTTTACAATTAAGCATCCGACCTTCTTTCTCTCACAGTATGAATTTTTTGCCCAGCTTTGCGCCATTTCTAAGTATATCTTATCACTCCTATGATCAATTATAAGGTCAGAAGTGTCAGAAGTAAACCCCTTAAAGTAAAATAATCCATTATTATCTGAAAATTTTACAATTTTCCAGTTTGGTTCCTGTAAAAACTCGTCATTTAAGAAAGATAAGTCCTTAGACGTGATAGCTTTTTCTCTGCGCATATAAAATTACTCCATGAATATAGTCGCCAAATATAACTATACGGTTGGAGAAAAAAAAATTTTATTAGATTCTTCTGGAATTTGGTCTATAGGGTGATTCAATAGGGGATACCGTTAAGGTACCTTCTAATAATGATGTCATTCTAAATAGTGCAGATTTTATATCATCAATATCATTTTTTGATATATTTGTTTCGGATTTAGATGAACTTTTTTCAGATGACTCCTGAGATTTTGTCGACGATACAGACTCTTTATCTTTAATTGAAGATGCACTTTGACTAGTCTTATCCTGCTCTGCTTTTTTAGATTCAACAGATTCCTCAGAGGTTGATTTTTTCTCTTCCGATTCTGATTTTTTCGGAGCTGCTTTTTTAAGAGGCAATATATTAGAAACCAATTCTGGTTTTTGTAAGGATTTAGCCAGATTGTCGGAAGAAAATTTTATACCGCTCTCGATTGCTTTTTTTGCTAAAGGATTTTCGGTTTTTATGTTTTTAGAAAGTAATCCAGCTCCCAGTGTAGTAGCTTTTGAAATCATATCCCCACTTAGTGCTTTCTTTCCGGTTTCCTTTAGATTACCAGTTAAATCACTAAGCTTCTCCTTTCTTTCCGAACTCTTCTCTAGCTTGGATTCGTTCTTTTTGGTCTTAGCTTCCTCTTTGGCTAATCTCTCTTCCTCTTTCTCTTTCTTCCTCTTTTCTTTTTTAGATAGCTCTGCTTCTGCAGTAGGGGATAATGCGGATTCAGGTTTTACTGGGGTTGACAACTTAGCCACATCCTCTTTAGTGAATGTTTCACCTTTACCTTCCAGTAAACTATCTATAGTATCAGAGGATTGATATCGGACACGATCAATCCAATCCTTGACGTCACCTTCCAGAAATTCAGGAAACTCCTCATAATGGTCAGGATACTCACCCAGAAGATAATTTTTGTATTTGGATATCTGTTTTTCTGTCGGTCCCTTCTTTTCGGTAAGCTTCTGGTCTGCGGTTACTAATTTTTCATTCGGGACTAATTTACTCCCTTCTTCCAATTTAACCACCTCCGGACCTCTTTCTCCAACTAGATAACTTCCGGTTTCTTCAACAGGACCTCCGTCGGCGAAGGCTCCTAATATTTTCTTACCTATACCACCAGATACTATATCCTTTATTTTACCAACACCTTTAAGATCCTTGGTTACTTCTCCTATGTTTTTACCCAGATCCTTTATACCTTTAAAATCCTTACCGAGATCCTTTATTCCACCTAGTGATTTAGAAATATCACCAAAACTTTTAGGTATATCCTTCAGGCTTTTTATATCTCCCAGATTTTTACCTATTTCACCAAATGATTTGGTTACTCCCTTAAAATCTTCCCCGATCTTTTTAAAGTCTAAATCCTTTATGTTTTTAGATATGTCCTTAAATTCTTTGGATATATCCTTAAAATTTAGATTTTTCAAATTGGAAGCAATATCCTTAAGTCCCTTATCGGAATCTGAATTAGCTTTTTGTAATTGATCGGTGCTTTCAGTATTAGTTTTTACCGCACCTGTTAGCTTCTCAATATTTCTACTGAGATCTAACATCTGGGCTGTTAATTTAGGATCTGACATATCTGTATATATTTAGATCTACTTATTTAGATGTAAAACTAAATAGCTGTGTTACGCCTCCCTCGGATTGTGCTTCTGCATTCTCTTTCTCTATGGTATCGTTTAATTTATCGATCCATATTTGATATTCATAGAAAGGTATAGATTCCAACCAGTTTGGATCTAGCTTATGCTCATACCAAAGCCTAAATTTAATATCAAAGAAGTTCTCTAAAGATATCTGAAATAAGGAAAAAAGATCTGATCCCGCCGGGAAAGGTAATATCAGCGGTGACCTCCTCATCACCGCAAACTGGACATTTCTGTTTCGCCTCTAACTTGGTTCCTATTTTAATCTTCTCCGATAGTCCAAAATATAAGCTATATTCCTCTTTACTCCAGAAATCAGATTCCTTAAGTTTAAGCTTAATCTTTTCTTGGGTTAGATCCCTCCACTCACTAAAGATGAAAGGAGAAATTTGGATAAATCCTTCATCTACTTGATTGTTTTTTAGGTATTCACTTCTAACAAAATCAGAGATAGCTTGGGTTACACCTATACTTGGAACCGACATCTCTATAGATTTACCAGTTCTTTTTATTGTAAATACGAAGCTTCTTGTCTCCGGATTATAGTATTTCAGGATATCTCCTTCTATATCATAAGCACTTAAAACACCTGTTCTCAATTCAATCCCTTCGTTGAACGGGCAGTCTGGTGTAGATTTACACTTTTTCTTTGGTTTTAGAACTATTGAATTTTCACCCCTAACGAATGTTAAATCCCTTATTGCCATGATAACAAAAAATCTATCTTCTTGTTTTAAGTCCTTGTAAGAAACAACGCCCTCACCAGGAAAATCCATTCTGAAGCATCTATCCAAAATGTAGCTAAGTTTTTCTTCTATGTCTAGATTATCATCTTCGTCTATAGTTGAAAAATGTCTTATCTCTTTTACTTCAGCAGCTCTTATTGCAATTCTTGTTTTATCCGGATAAAACATTCCCTTTGATGGCAGAATGTTTACCGGAAGGTTTTTCCATCCGCTATCAAAAGCTGGGGAATCTGAAACTGTTTGGGCTTTTCCAAAAGAATTTTTGCTAACACTCTGATCTAAACCAACAACATTTATTTTAGGGTCTTGCTGATTTACATTTCCAATAGGCTCAGGTTTAGGATCTTCCCGTTTAATCTCTGGAATTTTCTGGTTCTCCTCTTTTTCTATTGTTGTTATAGAAGATTGCTCCTCAGTTATCGGATCATCGTATTTAATTCCTCCTTCGATTTCTTTCATTTTTAAGATCTGCTCCGGAGATAGTCCATTATTCATAAGATTTTTCTTTTTTCTATTATATAACAGGAAACAAAAAAAGAGGCCAAAAAGACCTCTTTTTTTTTAATATTTTTTCGATATTGTTTATTATAGGAAGGTATCTTCCCAGTAATCACATATCCAGCTTGCACTAAGATTGTAGATTGCAGGAGTCTCATAGTCTAGCTCCATTGCATTTATAGCTTCACTTAGAAAGCATGAAGGTATACGGATTCTTCTAAAAACATCCCCTCTTTTATTGAAAACTTGGATAACCATAGATCCGACATAATCAGATTTAAGACCCATAGCTCCAGTTAGGGGATTATAGATTAGATCCGACCACTGTCTAAGAATCTTATATACGGTCATCGAATTCTGGTCGTTAAGGTTGACCTCGAATTCCATTGAAAGAGTCATATCAGAAGTAGAAGGCTCACCCCCAGCATATCTTCTGGTGGCAAACTTATAGTTTTGCTCTATAGTTGCTGCAGGAGCAATATCTACTGCTAATCCAGTTATGGATTTAACCTGTTGAGCTAATATACCCTCACCATTAAAAGTAGTAGAAGCATCTACTATACCAGCAGGTGGGTTTATTATAACCTCGAACTGATTTAAATAAACCGGTTCAAAGTTATTTATAGCTGCTTTTGAATTGGTAAAATGTGGTAGTCCTGCCATTTATTTAAATTCTTTTTATAGGAATAAATCCTCCCAATAATCAACTGCCCACACCATATCATCAATCTTATATAAATCGGTTGATGTGTAGTTTAGGTTCATTGGAGAAATTGGTTTAGTCGGAAAGCAATCTCTACATGTAATTCTTCTAAAAACATCTCCTTGCTTATTAAAGATGTTAACAACTATTGTTCCAACGTAATCGTTCTTTAATCCCATTGCTCCAGTAAGTGGATTGTAGATTAGATCCGACCATTGTCTCAATGTTCTGAAAACGTACATTGAATTGTCATCGTTCAAGTTAACAGAGAAACTAACGCTAAGATCCATGTAAGTCTGATCTGGTTTAGCACCAGCATAGTTTCTCTTAGCAAACTTAAATTTCTGAGTAGCTAATCCTGGGTTTTTATCCAAAGAAAGTCCACTTACCTTGGATACATGTTGAAGTAAAATTTCACCACCGGCAACAGCTGCCGGTGGGACAATAGTAACTTCGAACTGATTCAGATAAACAGGTTCGAACCTGTTTATTGCTGATATCGAATTTGAAAAGTGAGATAATCCTGCCATAATTACTTATATTTATCTGCCTTCTTTAAATCTCTTCAATTATACGAACTGAGTAAATCCTCCAGAAGCTATTCCTCCAGTTCTTGTAACTGTGATTCTGTTTATGAACTTCTGAATTCCTCTAGCAGGTTCGATTATAACGTCTATGATACCCATGTTCATATCGATGATTGCAGGGGTGTTATTAGAAGCATCCATAATTGTCTGGTAAGCATAAATACCGCCACCAGCTCTAACGCCATCTAGGTAGTTGTCTACTAATGTTTTGATTTCTAGTCTGATTGAATCTTCGTTGAAATCAAATAGGTAGTTAGCCAAGATCTCCTGAACGTCGTTTTCTACACTAATCAATAGATCTCTAACGTGAACAAGGTTGAATGCTGAATTAACTTGCTGATAAGCTGTTTGGTTACCGAATATAACTACTCCAATTCCTCTTCTTTTGATGATTGGGTTGATACCGAAAGGTTCTAGATTTGCTCTGTCTTCTTCAGTAAAGTCATATTCAACTCCTACTATGTTTCCTCCGCTTATTACTCCTCTTTTTTGACCTGCGATGATAGCATAAGGCTCACCGTTAGCAAATTTTCTAAGGAAGTTATTAGAAACGTAAGCTGCAGGTGGCACATCAACATTTCTGTTTGTTTCCCTTACTGTGATATAAGGAGAATAGAATGCGGCATATTTAGCTCCATCAGCCTCACTAGGTAAACTGAATGTGTAAGATGGGTTCAAAGATAAGTTACCACCATCTGCTATGTATGCAGTGTTTAGTCTTGGATAAGGATTAGCTGCAGTAGGAGCATCAGTAAATCTAGGATCAGTGCTAGCTCTAAATTGTGCCATAGAAGGAGCATTTATAATCGCCAATGCCTGTTGTCTTAACATAGCCAATCTAGAAAGCTGGTATTTAGTATTCGGTAAAATCTGACCAGAGAATGTATCGATGATGTATCGGTAAGATATAACATCCTTAGCTGCTAATGTCTTAGCGATGTTTGTGTTGTACATAACATCAAGAATCTCTGATATTCTAGCATCACTTCCGTTAGGTCTGTGCCAGTCGGTCATTGTGAATCCACTCAAATATGTAAAATCGAAAGATCTTGTAAACTGAGCTATAGATTTAAATTTCTGAACTCTAACCCCTGATCCTGATGTATAGTAAAGAACCGGTCTAGCTGAAGTTACTCTATATGTTCCTGCTGTAGTTGTAGCAGAAACTGTGGTAATTTTAGCCAATCTATTTTGTCTGTTTCCAGTAGAAGGTTCACAGAGATCAAGATCTGTAGAAACAACCAAATCACCAACGGAGAAAGGAGCGTTTCCATTAACATCTTGTGTTACTAAGAAAGTTGTTACGTCGATTCTTGTACAATCTACGAACTCGTTTATTGATCCTTCCTGAGAAACTATATCAGTGTTTTGTGTAGCTACTGGTAAGCCTACGTTATTTGATGCGTAAGGCGTACCAAATGCAGCTATATTTGTTATTGTGGTATTAGCCAAAGAAACGTTGGTAAATGCTCTTGTGTTAACAAAGTTAAATTGATCTCGGTCAACAGTTTGTTCAAATCCTAGATATTGTACTGCCGATCCACTGCTGTTAACCCATATTAGATCTCCATCAGAAATTTCAGCATACTTATTATCTTGATATAAAGCAGAAGCATTATAACCAACTAACACATTAGAAACTCCAAGAGGTGCGTTAGGTCCAGTTACCCCTTCAGGAGTAGCTGTACTCACGATATCAACATAATCTGAATTACCAAATTGATAAGCATTAGTGTAGAAAGGTTGATTACTTCCAGATGCTCCTGTGTTATAAGAAGTCAAGTTGTAAGTAGGAGTTACTGTAATACCCTGAGATCTATAGAATCCGGTATCTAATGGGTGGGTAAAGAATATTCTTAATTCTCCAGACACGTCTTTAGTTCCAGTAACTTTTAATTTAACTAAGTCACCCTCAGCAAACTGATTTATTAAACCTCCAGTTAAACCTCCAGTATATCCCGATACAACACCAAGGATAAACTTCTGATCATTTGAAGAGCTTACCGTTAAGAATGTCTTAAGCTCATTTTTCTGAGCAGCCGTTTGTAAATATCCAGCAGTACCACCAGTACCCGATGTCTGAAGATAGTGTAAGCCGCCATCAAAAGCATTCGGATCATACGGTGCAAAAGATTGATAGACAACCCCCGCGGTAGCTCCGGTTGTACCAGTTAAGGTATAAAGGGTACCAACTTTAGCACCAGATGTATAAACGCTTGCTCCTGTTGGGCTAACGAATCCAGTCGCTCCGGTTACCCCTACTACATTTTGAGTATACAGGTAATCCGCAACTAAAACTTGATCGTAACTTAAGAAATTAATTCTAGGACTAGCTAAATCGCTGTCCCCAGTTAGCTCGTCAATAAGGTGATTACCAACAAGATCTATTTTAGATCCATTAGCACAGATATCATCAAATGCTTGTTCGTCTATAGCACAGAATAAACCAGTGGATGGTGTATCGTTATTAATCAGGGTCTGTATGTATTGATTAACCCCATTTAAATCAACGAAATCCGGTATGATACATCCAGTAACAGACGTAACTATAGAAACGTCTGGATTTGAAAGAAAATCGTCTATTCTGCTCTTAATAAATCCATTCTCGGTAAAGTAAGTGCTCCATTGAGGATCTATAGATAAAGCCTGATAGTTGGTCCAGTCCCCATATACTGCTATAACGTCGATGAAATAGTCAGACATATAATCAAACGGGTGCATGAACGTAGGAACGTTATTAGCTCCATACCAGTCTATTGCGAATATATCGTAACCCTTTAAAGGTTTAGAAGAATCCGTAGATTTTCTAACTATAATACTCATTGGGGATTTACCCAAGTTAACCAAGCTAAATAATTTACCCTGGTCAGCCACGCTAAGTGTAGCTAAGAAATAGTTAGGATCAGCAAACCAGAATCTCTCCTTATTATAGTAGGAGGAGTAAAGTTTACTAGTTACAACACCATTATACTCTTCGGTGTCAAGTGAGTATGATTGGTAATCAACCTCATCAGGGTTAGCTGAATCAGTATCATCGTTTAGTCTCAATAGGTTTAATGCAAACACTGGACCTGCATTTAAACATGTTAATATAGATCTTTGGAAAAAAGACCCCTTATTTTCTAATGATCTATCGATGTCACCAAAAATAGAAATTAGAGTAGTTACGTCTGGGATATAAACCGGTGTATTAAAAGGTCCCTTATTAGAAAATCCTACCACTAGACGAATTGTCTGTGAAGTTAGGATTACGTTTTGGGACGAATCAAACTCTAGGGTGTAGACTCCAGATGCTCTAAACTGAGAATAGTCTATTTTTACCTTATTTGCCATTACATTAAAGATATTTTTACTTCTAAAGTATATATCAAAAACAAATTGGAATTATTGGGGAGGTTGGATAAATATCATTCCTATAGTAGATTGTTGAAATCACCATAGCTTTTTCCGTCCTTCGTGGAGTAACCTTTCTCCTCGTCATTACCAAATCCAGACTCGAGTTTTTTGATAATCAGATCCTTGTAGGAGCTCTCCTCCATTTCATCGAATACCTCACCTACCATTTGATTAAAGTCATACCCATCGAACAAACCAGGAAGATTTACCAGTGTCATGGCAACATCATCGTGCCCGCTCTGGCTCGAGTACGTTCCCGAATTATTTAGACCGAAAGTAAAAAGCTCAGGAATAGTCCATTTTTTATCATTGACCAATATTCTATCCTTTCTTATCAAGCTTCTAAGAAGCTCACAATATTTCATTTTATTCTTTTCGTTGTACTTTATTCCAGGTTTTAGAACTCTTGCAGATTCAGTATGCTTCGTAAAAAGAAACATCTCGTCATAAAAATCATCCCTTTGTGAAAGCTTATCGTAAACCAATTCACCTTTATAATTCATCTCTAAAGCAATCTTAACCCGGTCAACTTCAAAAACTTCAGAGCAAAGTATCTGCAAAAGCTTTGTGATGTCCTCTAGTTTGATCTCGTTATCTCTAAAAACACCAACCTGTATCAGTCCAAAGAAATCCGCTTCATCCTCGTACTCGTCCATTTTTTCGATAACGATTTTAGGTAGAGGTGTAACTTTAAATATGTTTATGACGGTAAAATCTCCTTTAGCACCACTACTAAGATCGACAGAAAAAACAAATTTCTTACCCGGAAGATTTGCCTTATCCAAATCAAATTTAGGATGCCATATAAGATTTTCATAGTTAACATCAGCATAATGAAGATTCGATATTTCTCTCCATTGATATTCTACCTCGTTGTTTCTTATTTTTCTAAGCTCATCAGATCCCAATAAAAGACTGGAAGAACTAAGAAACTGGTTACCATATTCCTGATTGAAAAGCTCCTCACTTCCCAAGTTACCTATCTCCCTCTTCTTCCACTCATCATCCCTTCCAGGAACCTGCCACCAGTCTACCCTTATTGGATTAAAACTATTTTCACCTGTTAATGCACCCTGATAAATCTCGTAGAATTTATTCATCCCATTCGGGGTTGAGGTGATGATAATCCGGGAAACTTTAGATGAAGATACTGTTGGGTATGTTGATCTAAAGAAAGCCTCGATAAAATTAGCATTAATGTGAGCGAACTCATCCATGTATAGGAAGTGGATAGTAAAACCGATACCTGAAGTTTTGGTCGTAGTTTTAGCTAATACTCTACATCCGTTATCAAATCTCATTGTCATCACGTTGTTAACTACCATTCCGGGTTTCATATAGAAAGGAAGCCCCTTGATAATAGCTTTGATCTTATCCATCAACTCTTCCGCAGTATCACCAACGTTGGCAAGAATCATCGCATTTTTATCGTGATTGAATAAGAGGTACCAAACTAATATAATTGAGGAAGTGATTGATTTACCAACCTGTCTAGGTGCTAAGAATATATTAAATCTGTGATTTTGATATTCTCTTAATACCGAGCTTTGGTAATCTCTTAATCTTATGTAATCCAAACCGGTATCGGTCATTACCTTACAATACTTAGCAAAATAGCTGACGTCCTCAGCACATTTTTTCATCTCCAAGATTTCTTCCCTGGTATACTCCCAAAGAATGTTGGATCTTTTTAATTCAGGATCGTTGTCGTGAAATGGATTGTCTACTGATTTATAATCTAGACCTTCCTCGTCGACTTTTCTTAATAGCTCCTCGACTCTGGAGCTAGACCAATGGTTTGTTTCTACCTGCCCAATTTTTTCTATTCCAGTTTCCATTATTCTAGTATATCATCCTCGATAGAAAAATCATCAATTTGTTCTTCAAATTCAGATTTATTGTTAGGGTTTTGAGAATCAATTATTTTTTTCTGTCTTGCATTCACAACAGCATTCGGATCAATCACCTCGGGTTTTACGTCAACCACCTCGGATCCTATGATGTCTCTAAGTCCCTCCATAATTCCTCGAGTTCCTCTAGATTTAAGACCTCCATCCTGTGTAACAGCTGTATTAGTAACGTAAAATCCAGCATCTCCTGAATTTTGATCCATCACTATACCCTGTGAATGCTTCTTCTCGTCAACTTCAATCCTTGTTTTCTTATAGTTCTGCTCCATCTTCTCCAGATAAGCCTGGTAGTCTTTAGGCATCTGCATGATTTGAGATTGAAGCTGTGCTAGTACTTCAAAAAGTCTGGGGTGCATGTTTCCTAGATCAATCTCCTCAAGGATCTTAGTTATTGCATGTTGGGCAGACTTTAATTGGAACATCATAGAAGATAGGTTCATGGCATCTATCTTCTTTTTAAATTCTACGTGACCGGCCTCATTCATGCTCGTCTCGTCCATGTAGAATTTAGTTATTGTATCTAGAAGAGCCTTAGCATCTGACATTGCTGTGGATTTCTCTCCAGAAAAATCCATTAAATCTGTTGTCTTTAATCTCGGTAATTCGTCGTTATCAGGAAGTATATTTTCCAGAGCTTCTTGCATTATTATGGAATCGAGACTTTCCTTTATTTTTTCCTCGACAACTTTCTCCGGTTTCGGTTTTCTTCTAGGCATAAATTATCTGTTTCTTGCAAACTTCGGAATATTCAGAAGTGGTTTTGCGTTATCAATAATATGGGCTAACTGTTCATCTCTAACTATATTTTGATTTAATACAGTAGATTGCGTATCTATATCTATCATATTCTTAAATAATCTAACATTACTTAGCCATATTGGACCAGTGTATATCTTGTAAGAATTATTATCAGTTTCATAGAAAGGACTGAGTGTATCTGTTACGGTATCTGAAGGAGCATTGAAAATTATATTATCAGTAAACATTCTAACCGACTCGTGAACCTTCTTAAGCTTACTCGTTTGATCATTTGGATCTGTTGGATCATATGTCATTTCCCAGATATTTGCAGATATCTGCTTGTAAATATTAGAGAAGTTAACTACCACTCCGTACCAATTTCCAAACTCAGGAACAAATTGAAGCGGAGAGTTTATTATAGTGTCATTTAACCTGATAACTATACTTCCCTCACCTAAAAAATTATTCGTTAATTCATCCATAACACCAGAATGAATAAGATCAATTCTAAATCCTTCTATATTTTCTAACTGATTAAGATACAGACCACTAATTAAATTTCTGCTTTGAGCCTTCTGCATTTTCCAGATTATAGTACCAGCGGAAAAATCAGTAGAATTATTATCGACTGCAAATCTGTATTCATCTATAACTTGTCTTACCTCATATCCACCAGAGTGAAGTTTATCTCCCTTGATTGCAACATATCCCTCCGGGTTACTATCATATGATTCCCACACTTGTAGATTGTGCTTCCTTGGATAACTGTTAAAGTACAATAGTTCGTTAGTTGATGACTCTAGAGAGAGATTTATAACAGGATAAGACCTTCTAGCAAGTTGTTGATTATCGTAGAAATTCTTTAAGGTAAACCAACACGTGTAAGAAAGCTCTGTAGTGGAATCACATTTAGGTAACACTTTATATCTAACTGCGTTTCTATATCTTCTGGTATCATAAGTAAATTCAGAATCGTCAGAGAAAGCTTGATATAGGTCATAATAGTTGTTTAGAACTATAGTCCAGTTGTTGTTTAAATCGTATTCTATAATGGAAAGATCCTTATAAACATAAGATCTAATTGGATCCTGTGACATCTGAGTTATTGTTGTAGCATATTGTTGTGGTTTAGAACTCTTAAGTTCCTCAGACTGAACCTCCTCTCCAAATAGCTCACTTGTTGTGAGTGATATACCATCAAGCTCCTCCTTGTATGCTGGATCTTGGAAATAGGTATTGGACCTAGGAGTGTATTTTTTAAGCTCGAGCTTAAAGTAAACAGGAGCATTCATAAAGTCTCTGAACAGGTATGTCGAGTTAATTTGATAAATCCTATTAGTTAACGGGAAATAAATAATGTCTCTCTTCCTAGGCTGTGATCCCCTTCCGAAGATAGATTCGAAGTACCTTTTATCTATTTGTATTTCGAAAGGTTCCTCGAATTGAAGCCCGAATGGATCGAAGTTTATCTTATTGTCGGGGAACTGGTTTTGTGGAACAAGTACCTTCATACATTTCTCGTCAACGACATCAAACAGGGTGTACTCCTTAAGTATCACATCCTTTCCTCTCGCTTGTGGCTGTACCGAATAATAATTGGCCTCTAAGCCAAATACATTGTTTACCATTAGGCTTAAATCTTGGTACATATTTAAAGCCCTGTTAACAGCATAAGGATTGAAAGTAAAGTTACAATTAGAAAAGAGTATAGGTCTAGTTGATACCTCATCGGTGCATATCGGAGCTGGTCTATATATGACTACCTCAGGGGCTACTTCGTATACCAAATCAAGCTCAAAGTTTACAATAACTATGGAAGGATCTATCGGCTCTTCCGTATTATAAACTATAGTACCATCACCATTTACCAGGACGGACGTAAACCTAAACTCAGGATAGAACTTATTATTGGGATCTAAAGGAATACTAAAAAGATCAGAATATTCGTTTGTCAATCCACCTAAAGCAGTACCAACGTTAGTCCATAATGACCAAGTTGTACCATCTATGCTATATCTAAAGTCTATTGAAATATCATTGGCATTCAGAATGGATGCTGTATTGTTACTATGGGAAGCATCGATTATCCAACCATTGAACGCAGTTGCATATTCAAATGGTTTATCCCAGGTTAGAACCCGGTAATTACCTATATAAGTAAAGTTTAGTGCACTTTCAAGTTGTTCTATCCTTAGATCATAGTACTCCTCTGTTTCGCACGGCTTATAGAAAGTTTTTCCGTCTAAAGTAACTTGATGATAACCTCCACAGCCTATTTGTTTAGATCTAGCTTCGGCTGATCCTGTTGTGGAAAAAAGATTATTGACGGACGAATTCTTAACTTTAGAAGTATTCTGAAGTCCATCGTGATAATTGTATCTCTGATTAGATAGATTATACTGTTCCCCGTTTGTGTTTCTGACTGGGGACCCGTCTTTAGGAAATTTATTCTCCGAATAGAAGCTCATTCTGTTTTAAGTACTTTCTCTATATATCCTTAAAAAATAAAGGAAGAATAGTATCAAATACAGAATGAGCTTTATATGTTCAGATTAAGAATTTTTAGTGAAAACTCCCGATTCAAAATCGAGTTTTCCGTTTCCGTATTCAGAAGTTACCCTTTTTTGAAGTTCCTCCTCTTTTTGGTATATCAAAGCTGCTTGATCGTGTAGATTTGCCAACTGTGCATTAATCATTTCAAGATCTTTTTCATAAAAAGATTTCTGAACGCTTAGTTTTCCAACTTTAATCACATTATCCATTAATTCATCCTTAAGAGATTGTACCTCTAGTACTAAATCATCTGGTAATTTTATAGTTTCTCCCATTTATTTTTTTGTAATTATAGATTAATGAAAGATTTATGTTTCTATTCAGATGTTAATTATCCTCATTAAATTGGATTCTCCCTATATTTAAAGAATTAATTTCTTGCTGAATATCGAAAAATATTCTTTCCTGAAGATAGGAAAGATCTAAAATGGTCTCTATCCATGCTGTAATTATTTCCTTTGTTATAAGGTCCATGGTAATAAATGATGCGGGGTCAGGATCGGGTAAATCTGCTACCCCATCCATGGATTTCTCTATTCCGGTTTCACTGTCAATTCCCACGTAATACCATCTAATTTTAGAGATAACGTTACTTAAAGAACCCTTAATTTTAAAATACTCAGCATATTGTATCTTTAACGTGTAATTTATCATATAGAATTATTATGTTGGTGTAGCATCAGTTGTCGGACTGGCCTGAATAAAATTGATTCCGTCGGAGACCCATTGTATAGTAAATTGACGGTCAGCAACAGTACCAGTTGCCAAAGTCCCGACTGGCTTAAATCCAGTACCAAAAGTAATTGTTCTGGATGTTACCCCTGTCTGTACAATAATCAGGGTTGCAGTGGTACCAGCTGTGGGTACTGTGGTAGTAAGGGTTTGATTAGCAGCAGTATCAGCAGTTTTCTTAACCACCCTAAATAAATGCAAATCCATAGCTGTATCACCCGAAGCTTTAGTGGTGTACGATCCGGTTATTTGCCCATCTACTTGTAATTTAGATGATGCTGAATTTAAACCTATTCCGACCAATCCTGATGAATTAACTGTTATTCTGTCATTGGTTCCAGGGGTTGCATTATTACCATAAGAGATCTTAAATATATCAGAATCACTCTCATCGATACCTACAGAAAAAGAATTATCAGAAACCGATGGGATGAATCTTATAAACTGATCTTGTGTTGAATTGCTGGAGGTTAAAGATATATTGGGGTTACCACTTGTTCGAATCGCAAGAGTCTGTCCATCAAATGTTGCATTAGATTCACCCTGAACGGTATTTGCTGTGCCTGTTGCAGTTAAAATGTAGTTATCAGTATCCGAATTTATAATTATACTAGATCCTGAAGATCCTGAAGATCCTGTTGAGCCGCTAGAACCTGTTGAGCCATTAACACCGGATAAACCGCTAGATCCACTTGATCCAGAAATACCACTAGTACCAGCAGATCCATTTGTTCCTGCAGATCCACTTGATCCAGATGATCCACTTGATCCGGAAACACCACTAGAACCTGAAGATCCACTAGAACCTGAAGATCCATCTGTTCCTGAAGATCCATCTGTTCCTGCAGATCCGCTAGAACCTGAAGATCCATCCGTTCCTGAAGATCCGCTAGAACCTGAAGATCCACTTGTCCCAGAAGCCCCCGATACACCGGATGTACCGGAGCTTCCGCTAGAACCTGTTGAGCCGCTAGAACCTGATGATCCACTTGCGCCACCTGTTTGGTAATAAGTATTACCGTTATTATCAACAACAACGTATCTTGTAGAACCGCTGGTAGCTCCGATACTGGATACAGTTAAAGTATCTGTTGTCGTGTGACCCGATCCAGTCACTGTCATTGTGTTAACACCAGATCCGTTTTGAATCTCTAATACAAAATCGCTATCTCCAGTAGTCCCCCTTTTAAATGTAACCGCACCTCTATCATTATCGGTTATTATTTCAGGCGTACTTGAATTATCATATGCTTGCTGTAGGGTAGTTGTAGATATCCCTCCAGCTCCACCCAATACCTCACCAAATTTAGATGTGAATGTGAATTTAGCATAAGATGGATTATTTAGACCCTGTCCGTCAACTGCAATATCCTTTCTAATAGATAGAATCCCGATTAAAATACCATTATTCGCAGCATTTGGATAAGTTACAAAAGATTCACTATCTATCGCTGTGATTGCCGCAGTTAAGTTGTTATAAACGGTTTGTCCGTAAAGTACATTTATAACTCCCGTTGGATATAAATAAATCCTTTGGTTGGTTGCATCATCGGAACCAGCAGGACCAGGAATAGTTGTGATAACCCCTCCGACATCATATTTTGTAGAGTCGATTGTTGTTATCAATCCTCCTGTACCTCCTGTTTGGGTTCTATAATAGAATGAAGCAGCAACCTTTGCTGAAATATTAACGCTGTCAGGATTTAATTGATTTGTTGTCCATCCAATACCGTTTCCCCACAATGTACCAGCAGATGTATTAAAATTTAAATTGCTTCCATTAGCGGATGGAAAAATTCCCTGGTTTATTAATCCAATCGGGGTCCAAATATCTCTAATCATAGAAACGGGAGACACGTCAAAATCAACCGTGTTATTAACGTTAAGAATGGAAACGTGATCCGGGTGAACTACCTTACCTAAATAAATCTTCTGCCTTCTTTCCTGAGGTGTAGGGAAGGTGTTCTGTAGAACCAACGTATTAGTAGCATCAACAAGAACATATGTGGAATCAGCGCTTGCTAAATTTAACGGGCTAAGTCCAGTTGCTCCTGGATAGATTATATTGGTTACCTCTGGTGTTGTTGCAAATGCTCCGGTGTTATTAACTATCCATCCCTCCATTGGACTTACTGAGAAAGTGGTAGAGGAAATTTTTGTTAATCCATTAAAATCATAAGTACCTGTTGAGATAACGTTACCCTCTAGAATATTTCTTTGTAAATCCGTTAGAGATAGGTTTATATCCTCGTTGTTTATACTAACGTAGATAACTCCTGAAGTTGCACCGTTATCTAAAACGTACCCTATTTGATTAGTTCTAGAAGAATATGATAGAGAATCAGTGGTTGAAACGTATCCTCCGGTTACACCGTCAGAAAGATATAGGATGTCACCAATCGAAAATCCAGATAAATTAAGATCGGAGAGCTTGCCATTGTTAATTACAAATCCCTCGTTACCGGTTAGAATTGTATCAGCTACTAAACCAACTACCTGCTGATTACCGGTTGCTCCCGCATTAGCCATAGTAATCTCAGGAATTCCCCCGGTTGCACTCTGTATTTTAACTGCAGCACCTTTTAATATAGTAGATCCTGTGTTGTTAATTACTCTTGTATAAAGCTGTCTACCTAAAAGAATCTCTACGTTAACTCCAGTTTTTGGATAGTAAGCTATAGATTCTTTTGATGAATCATAAAACATCATACCTCCAGATATCGAAGGTGTAGGTCCAGTAGTTCCGAACTGAATAGTATTTACATCAGATATTCCTTTACCATGTAATGACAGTAAGGATCCATCAAAGGTAAGATCTGACTGTGCAGTTGCTCCAGTTGCAGTATTATCAGAAACCAATATTCTATTAGCTCCGTAATTTGCTACTGCATTAAATCCAGGTCCAGTAGGGCCGGTTATCCCGCTAGATCCGGAGGATCCACTTGTTCCCGAAGATCCACTAGATCCTGAGAATCCACTTGTTCCTGAAGATCCACTTGTTCCTGAAGATCCACTTGTTCCTGAAGATCCACTTGTTCCTGAACCACCATTTAACCCATTATATACCCATGATATCGTAAAAGTCCCCGTTGAAAATCCCCCACTCGCTACAAGTGGCGGATCAACCCTAAATCTATAATAGCTACCATATGAATCAATTTCCCTAACTTTCCAGATACCAATAATATCGTTAGAGCCTACTTTTGTGATTTGTAAATAGACAGGATTTCCGAGGTTTAGTATATCGTCTACTCCGGAAAGCCATGCAGAATAATCTGCACCGTTTGCAGCTTCTCTATTTACATAGACAGATTTAATTAAACTCATTTCTGAATCATCCGTCGAAAAATTTCCACTACTGGGAGGAGTAGTATTACGATAATTCCATCTACCACTATTTGAAGAATCGTTACCGTCTATACCAGTTCCAGATGTTCCCGAAGATCCAGAGCTTCCTCTAGAACCACTAGATCCACTTGTTCCTGATGATCCACTTGTTCCTGATGATCCGTTAAGACCAGAGGATCCACTAGATCCGGAAGATGTTATAGACCCACCACCGGAACTTATCAATATAGCAGTAGTGTCAGTTATTTTGAGATAAACTGGTTTAGCCGGACCGGTTGCTGGTTTTGTCGGGGTTAGATTATTAGTTCCACTAACAGTATTTAGGTATAGAACATCACCCGTTGCTCCTGTCAATCCAGGTAAATCTGTGACGTATCTACCGGAAGGCATCACCGTAAGATGTCCAGGAAGAGGAAGATTTCCTCCAGAAACGTATCCAAATATCTTATCAACCTGATCTTGACTTGTAGAATCAACCTTAATAAATGTTGAGTCAGGGGCAAGATAAACAGGGTCTCCCCCGGTTAATCCTGTCGGATTTTCACCTGGAGAAATATAGAAAAATTTCTGATAGTAGTTTCTAAATTTAAATCTAGATTCTATATCATTAACCCAATAAGAATAATCAGGTAACTGACTACTTTGAGACTGAATAGGATTCAGTATTGGATTTCCATTATCATCTAGATTAAATATGACAAGTGGTAGATCCTCATATGGAGCATTATTACCTGTTTGTTCGGGAGAAGATATCAAATTTAGAAAATCCGTATCTTCTACTATTGCAGTTAAATTCTCACTTCCTGCAACCGATACTATTTCTACTATCTTATATGTGTAACCATTAATTTGACCAATCCACATTCCCTCAGTGATGTCGTTAGCATCATAGATATAAGGAGTTGGTGTATTGGGATTTGAGTGCTGTTGTGGGGATACATTAATATTTGCTTGCCATCTATACGGAAATCCATTATAGGGGTTTCCTGTGCTATTATATGACTCCTCCACAGTAATACTCCCGAATACGGTGTATCCATATAAAAGTTTAGGAGGAAATATTAAAGCTCTATCGAAATCCATTCTTTTTTAATCTCTGATAATATATTAAGCAGTAGCACCAAACGTCCAAGCTATTTCAACGGTTCCTGCAGCGTCTGCTCCAGTATTAGATTGATTAACTCCATATACGGTAAATGCGCTAGAAGCAAGATTAGAAGCCAATGAGAAAGCCCCAGTAGATGTACCATTAGGACTTTTAATAAAAACATTAGTTCCATTAGTACCATAAGTTGAAAGACTCATTGGTTTACCCCCGGTATTGTGTGTTACTGTTATATTATTTCCGGTATTAGATAGATTGAAATTCCAGGGGGATCCAGTTAAAGCATTTCCGTCTGGTCCTCTTGATGAAGTGAAAGATGAGAAGTTACCTCCACTAAGTAGAACGGTAACAGAAAAATAAGAGCTGTATGGATCCAAAAGGTCTATATTGGCAACTTTACCATTTGTAGTTATAGCACCAGGTCTTCCTGTAAAATTAAGTCCGGTTGCTCCAGTTAATCCCAAGACACCATCCTCGAATATATTGAGAGATGTACCACTAGGAGAAGATGCCAATCCAACAGTTGCTGTGTAATTATTTCCGCTTACTACTACGAAATCATTAGAGAAATTAAGGTTGGATGTTGGGGATTGAATAGTAGTTCCATTCTGTTTCACAACCAATCCAGCACCGGTTAATCCACCTTGCCAATAAGATAGGTTATTCCAAGGGGTAACACCGTCACCTATTTTCATATATGTTGTGTTGGTCTCATATCCAATTTCACCCTCTAGCAAAATGGGATTATTTAAAGACCATTTAGCTGAAGTGTCTCTTCTTATTTGTATTCTAAAAGCCATTGCTTCATATTTTTTTTAAATTCCGCTTTTCCTAGTTGGTGACACACCTCCTATTACAGGTGCAATGAATTGCTGATTACTTCCAGAATCGCCTCCGTCCAGTATGTCATTAAATGTTTTTCCCAAGGGGTTCTGGTTCAAGTAGAAGTTACCTGATGATTTAACGTCGATAGACTCCTGTGAATCCGATTTTTTGACATAGTTTTTACCAGTACCAACAAAATAAAGCTGATCCTGAGTCTGGCTATTACTTCCGTCTATTATTCTAGAAGTTAAAGGCAATAAGTTTAATTCATTATTGTTCGCCACTTTCTATGGAATTATTTATGCTATATATTCAAAAAGAAAATACTATCCAGTGGCAAAGGATAGAAATGGACTATAGAATTTCTCTATTATCGGGACCTAAAGTTTTTTTGCTAACATCTTGCTGCATTCTAATTCCAGCCTGCATAAGATTACCTCTAAATCTTTCGGTGCTTAAGTCCTTTTCGGGTAAATATGTTTCCACTTGAATAGAAAATGAAAATTGCACATATTCCTCATTCTGATAGCTGAATTCAAATTGCTTATTGACCTCATATGATTCAGGAAATCCCACCTGTGCAGGGATTCTAAAACCTTCGTATTCGAAGCTAAAAGTGTAAGTCTTATAGAAAGTCTGAATAACCGATTGATATATCTTAAAAGCGTCTAAAACCGTGTCTATTTTCATTTGTACGTTGAATGAAACGTTCAGTGGTATCGAATTAGTCATTGATGAGTAAGCTCTCATCTCTCCTTTTAGATCCTCCTTAGTGTAAGTCATTCTCGTAAACTTATTACCCAGACCACCAACATTGATTTCTGATCCTTGATATGAAACTATTCCCCTCGGGAGAACATCATAGTTTCCTTCAGCTAGAGGTTTGTCAGTTTTACAATTTTGGTATATGATAAAGAAGTCCTGCAAAAATGCTTCATCTCCAGTCATGGAATAGAAGAACGGTATAAATACCTCCAGCACTTCCTGCTGATCATTAATCTGAATGTATCTTAATTTATCATTAAGAGATCTTAATAAGGATATTATTAAGCCTCTTAAGAATACCTCATCGGTGTTATATTTTTCTAAAAAACCAGACATATTAATTAGTTACTATTACAAAGTTTGTTTTTGTCTTTGCTGTTGATCCTGTGGAGTTGGATGCTGTTAGGGTTACAGTGTAACTACCAGTAGATCCGTATGCAACAACCGGATTTTGCTGTGTACTTCCTGTTGGGGAAGCAGATGGTCCAAATTCCCAAGACCATCCAGTAGGAGCAAATTGCCAAGGAGTATTTACTGAGGTATCTTTAAAAGCTACAGTTCCACCCGGAGTTATCGTAACTGATGAAGTTGCTCCGGTCGAACTAGAAAAATCTGTATAAGGAGCAGATGGTATAGGTCCCTGAACATTAATAATCCCGTCAGGGGTACTATCGAAATCAGGAAATCCTAAAGGAATGTTATCAAGTCTTCCCGGTGTAACCTGTTTTAGTATCGGTATCTCTGCATATCTTATCTGCAAAGGGGTATTTGAATCATTAATATAAGTTGGATGATCGAAAGAATTGTTCAGATACTCTTTTCTCGTTAAAGGTGTAATCGTATTAGCATTAACACCCAGCATTTCGGAAACTTCCTTTACTGTGGTTGGACTTAATGTAAGAATAACAGTAAACGATTTTAGATGCCTTCCTATTCCAATAGATGCGTCCATATTATCGTACTTAATAAAGAAATATAGATGTAGGACAGGATTACTTATAATTGGCTTTCCCTGTGGAGAAAGCTGGACGTCATAGGTCTGAGCAATGTTAGGTCTAGGTTTCAGAAAACCTATTCCCAAAGCTCCAACACCAGAAGTATTTGGTAAAATAGCAGTCGCGGGAAAGCTCGTTAGTTGCGGGATCTTATTCTTAGAAAGTTCGGTCTCCTTCATCTCCTGTCTTGGAGTTTTCTTGGACTCGTTCTTTAGTTCCTCCGGGTTAGCAACTATCAGTCTTTTTCTTATGAATTTCTTAGGAAGAGGCAAAGCTTTTTATATTCTTTACTCTATATATTCACTAGAACTTATCTAATGATATAGAGGAGAAATTATTGGTCTTGGTTACCTCTAATTTCCAATCGAATATCTCATGAGGCATCTGAGCATGATTTATGACAAATATATTTAGCCCCATTTCTCTGGAGTTCTTTTTAAGAATCGATAGTATGGAAGTCACCCCCTCCGGATCGACCGAGCTAAATAACTCATCCAGAAACAAAAGATTTATCGTGGAAAATTTTAGTTTCATTAGCTTCATTATAGCTATGAGAACAACAAAATCCGCCTTCTTCATCTCACCAGTGCTTAATGTTTGGGTTGGTATTTCTATCCCCATATGATAGATAGATGCCTTAAATTCCTCATCAAAAACAACTCTATAATCCAGGCTTAAAGCTACCAGTAAATCAGAGATCTCGCCATTCAGTGATGGTAGTATGGTTTTTATAGCCATTTGTTTAACCCCCTTCTCACCTAAAATATCATCAAGTGTTTTCAACCAATTTGATTTATCAGCAATCTTAAATGAATCCCCGTTTAGTTTATCCCGGGAATCATTTAGATTTTGTATGATTTTCTCCAGACTTTTTAGCTCGTTACCGGATTTCAAACTTTCTGTTCTTTTTATCTCTCCCTGGATTTCCTTTATTTTAAGTTCAATCTTATTACCCTTATCGAGCAATTCTTTTTTTCTATTCTTAAGATCCGACTCTGACTCTTTTATCTTCATTAGTGCATCCTCGCATTCATTCAACTTACCAGATTCGTTATCTTTTTCCATAGATAAGCTTTCTTTCATACTTTCATGAAATGATCCAGATAGATCACTTTCACAAGAAGGACACTTTTCTAATTCATATAGTTTAAGTCTTCTCTCCAGATCATTAAAAGATGTCCTAGTTTGAATTAGCAATTTTGTAGATTCATCACTTACTGATTTTAGATTGTTCTCCTCAGTTTTAAACTCATCAACTTTAGTCGAATGAATTTTTTGGAGATCTACAAATTTCTCAAGTAGTGAATTCAGCTCGTTAATTTTTTCCTTTGATTGTTTTTCTATTTCAACTATCAGTGATTCCATTTCCTTATTGGATTCTGATATGCTATTGTCTATGGTAGAGATCTTTCCTTGTATGACAGTCAGATCGTCCTTTATTTTCTTGCTTTCTCCTTTAAGAACTTCCCTCATTTGATTCAATATATGGAATCCAAATATTTTATCAACTATAGCTCTCTTGTCCTGAGGACTCATTTTTATAAATGACTTAAAATCATTTATCGATAATGAAATTGTGTTATTGAAAACATAGTAGGGAATTCCAATAAGATCATTAGTTAGATAGTCCTGAACATTTCCGTTACCAGCTTGATCATAAAGAATTCCGTTTATATGTAATGTGAATAGGGATGGTTCTAGACCCCTCTCGACGGTAACTATTTTTCCGTTATTTTCGAATTCTATCTTAACCCAGGTGTGGCCATTTATTCTATTAGGAATATCACCTAGTTTTTTACCTTCCACCTTTCCATAAAGACCGAATGCTATTACCTGGGATATTGATGTTTTACCAGCTCCATTTTCGCCAACTATTTGGAAAAGAGATGCTTCCTCGGGGAATTCTAGGGTTTGCTTCTTATTTCCATAAGAAGAAAAGTTTTTCCATTCTATTTTTAAAATTCTCATGCTATTCTATTGTCCTGCTCTTGAGATACCACAATCTTATGTAAACTCGTCAGACTTTTCACTATTTTATTTTTCGTCTCTTCTTCGCAATCCATAGCATCAACGTAATCCTTTATGAAATCAACAACATTAAATTGCTTACCCTCCGATTCAATCATCTGTTGGGATAGACTAGTTTGATTTGGATCGTAAGGATGGAACTTCAGAGATCTCTGAGTGCTTATTGTATCGGTTAAGATATTAAGCGGTGCTTTCAGAGACATCACCGGATCTATCATAACATCAATAAAATTGTTTCTGAATAGTGGTTCTAATTCTTCCTGACACATGTTTAATATGTCACTGAAATACAGTTTTTTAAATCTGGGAGAAAAATCGTTAACATAAACCTCCTCCTTCATCGTTTCAAGATCCAGCAGTGTTATAGATTTGGTGTTATCCATATCAGATCTTGTCAGTTCATAAGGAGATCCTAGCATATTGATATTACCAACTTTCTGAGCATAATGAATGTGTCCAGAATACACCCTACCGAATTTATTGAACTTGTCTTGATTAGCACCAGATTCGATATTCACATATCGATTGAATTTCAATCCTCTAATATCAGTATGACAGCAAAGTACATCGTGAGGAAGAGCCCTTTCTAGAGTCGTTTCCTCTTCTTCATGATCCTTCCTCCAAGGCATCATAAAGAATCTCTTGTCATTTAGAGTTAATGAAACCGGATTTTCTAATATGCTTATTCCCGGGATCCATTTTATCGATTTTAGAGAATTGACCTCATTCGTTGACTTACTCCATATATCATGATTACCCACTATAAAGTATACACCCGATTCAAAAATATTAGAAAATTCTTCAGCAACAGAAACCCCAAGGTTAAGTACCTTGAGATTTATACTTTGTCGGGAATCAAAGAAATCACCAAGATGAATAAGAACATCACCAGGTCTATAGTGTTTTTTAACCAAAGGGAAAAACCAATCATTGAAGTATTCCCTCATCTGGTCAATCCACTCATTGGAGTTATTCCTTACACCTAAGTGAGTATCTGTAATAAACCAAACTCTTTTGGCTGATGTGTTCTGACCTAAATCAGGAAAATCCATAATGATCTATTTAAAATAATCTTGTTATCTTCTTTCTAGATAAAATTTGATATTTAGTTTCTAGTTCATTAATGATCATCTCCTTGTATTTTATAGGAGTTATTTCATATGCTTTCACATATGATATCTGCACATAATCACAAATAGAAACAAATTTTTCAGAGAAAGAATATTCAGTTTCTTCTAATTTTTCAAGCACCTCTTGAAAAAGATGAGGTACTAGGTCTTTGGGTATTTTCTTTTTGTAGCTAAGAGGAAACCACCTGGAAGATTGAAAGGCTTCATAAACGAGTTCCTCCAGTCTTTTTTTATGAAGATAATCCTCCTCATCATAAGATTCCCCTATTAAAAGACTATCTTTGTCTATTGCAAAGGTGTCGCCATAATCAGCATCCTTCGTAGGATTGTTATGTGCTCCAAATATTTTATCTCCTAGTTGTTTTTTTGGCTCGCTTTTATTTTCGTCCATTCTCAATTAGTTATTTTATTCCGTGTGCATTGGCACATTCGGATCTTCCGTTATTCTCATATAACGGTAATCAACTGAGAACACCTTGTAAGCATTTTTGTATCCATCGTCCCTGTTGGCAAGGATTTTTAATTTATATTCCTTGTTGGCGTACATAATCGGATCTTGTATAATTCCGAACATACCATCAACGGTAGCAACTAAACCAGAAGATTCTGCCGCCGAGTTAATACTTAAGTCTGAGGCGTCGAAATCGCCTTGCTTGGTCTGTGTAGCTGTTATGATTGACCAATTATTGGTCATTGCCATACCTCTTAAATCCTCGGCTATCTGCTTAATTTTCATGTAAGTGTTCTCAGAATTTGGATTTCTCCAGTTCTTCATAATATTAATATAATCAACCACAATCACCTTAAATTTAATTCCTTTCGTTTCTTCAATTTTCTTTAAGTATCTTTCAACGTCATTAACAGAAGCCTGAGAGGTTGGAAACTCCTTGATATAAAGTTGTCCAGGAACTCTCAGGTTATCATATGTAACCGAATTCAATTTCTTTTTTATTGCCGTTTCGTCATCGGCAGTATCGTTATAGTCTCCTACTGGAATTCCCAAGATATTAGCTCCCATTCTTTTAACGTATTTTCGATCTATCATCTCTAGTGATATGACCGCAACGTTGTGTCCACTTTTAACTGCAGATGCAGCTAAGTTACCGAGCCATAGTGATTTACCTACTTTAGGCATACCCATGAAAACATAAAGCGCCTTAGCAGAAAATCCGCCTCCAAGAACAGTATCAACAAACGGATATCCACTGGAGAAAGTATTTTGTTTTAGCTGTTTATGGTTACCTGGATTGAAGAAATCCAAACCTTCATCAAAGCTAAAATCTATATTATTTCTGTCTACGATGATATTTTTGAATGTGTCAATAACATTCTTGATATTATCTGAAGAAACTGGAGTGGATTGAATATACTTTAAAGCATCAACAGCAGATTTTGTTAAATTTTTATACTCGATGAAAAACTCGGTAGTTTCTCTAAGCCAATCATCTTCATATTTGCTAAGATCTATTTCATAAATTGATCTTATCTCGGAAGACTGAATCCTATCTGATTCGCCCTTTATTTTAAAAGCCTCGATTAATTGATCGCTAGTAGGAATTTCATGATACCTATCCCAAAATTCTTTTACAGCAGTAAAGATCTCACCGAGATCCTCGTTTTTGAAAAAATCTCTCTTACAAGTGTCGAGATAAGTAGCCGAATCTATTGTGTACCTTAAAATAATGTTCTCAGAGTGTGTTAAATCCATTTTCTTTTAATTATTCAATTTATTTTTAATTTTCATTCCAATATTGATCTCCCAAATTTTCTCTTATCACTAAATAGTCGAGGAGACTAAATTCTTTAGATAATAATCTATAATTTATTTCATCAAGACTATCGAAAGATTATTTTAAATCATTTAATCTAAATCTTTGAATAGAATAATCATGAAAAATACTTCTTACTATCACCAACATTTATGGTTTATATCAAGTTAGAAAAAATGTACCTATGACCATACTCACTCAATACAATTATTATATTCTAATAATAAGGATTTTCTTTTATTGAATACCATTTTTTGTTACCCGTCTTTTTTTCTACTTCCTGAATAGATCCGGAAGAAATCATTTGATTGATGATCTCCCC